TTTTCTAATTCCAATAATGTTGTATCATTTAGTGCACTCTTGATCATTCCTAATCTATAGTCTTTTGAATCATTGATCATTTTGTCTGTATATTGAAGTTCACCTTTACTCAATGCCCTATCAGTTACTTGGAATAATAGTTTATGCAACGCTTCCAACATGTCATAGATCCTTATTTCCAATGGTTTTACTATTTTATCACCTTCTTTGATTTTCTCTTTTCTTCCTGATTGATTTCGATAATAGCCACCACTATCATCTTTCCCTATATAGCCAGATTCTAAATCCATTGCTGACTGATTTATCAATTCTGTTGCTTTCTTTCTATTGCTAAAGTCCTCCGTTGTCAGTTCATCTATTAATTGCTTCTGAATTTTTGGGTGTGGTCTTAACGGTTTCTTTGTGAGTAGGATTTTTTTGTCTGTAGATATTCCTTTCTTTTCTGCATAATCTAGTACTTCTGGATCTATTTGTGTAACTAATTGCATCAATTGGTATTGATATTTTGGTGTATAGGACACTGATTTGCATATTGAAACGAATTTTTCATTATATGCTAATGGGTTCTGATCTTTTCGCTTGTCACCTAATAACATAAACTGTTTATGTTTTTCCCAATCTACCTTATTGCTGTTGTTATTGCTGAACCAATTATCTATGCTCTTAACTCCATGTATTGCTTGAGTTGCTGGATAACCTTCACTCTCATATACTGCAACGAATCCCCTTCCCGCTTCTGTGTCTGTCAAATCTTCTCTAGCCAGGTTTTCAAGTAATGTTATTGTTTTCTCGTTGGTTACATTCTTGTTTACATAAACTGGAACTGTCTTAAGTCCAATGAGTTTTGCTGCTGCTAATCTTCTACGGCCTGCAATTACTCGATATTTTTTTCCGACTTTTACACAGGTGATTGGATTGATAAAACCATGTTCTTTTAATGAGTTTGCTAATCCTTGTAGTTCTTCAGGATTTTCTTGTCTCTTCTTTCTTGTATCCCACTCTGCTATGGTTAAGTCCTTGATTGCTATGTTCATTATATCCTCACTTTGCATTTTTAGATCGCTCTTTTAATTTCTTTATTTGAAGGGCTATCTGTTCCTTTATCAATTTCTTGCGCTCTTCTTGTGACATTGCTAATACTCTATGGTCTTGTTTATTTAGGCTTTCCAATCCTTCAAGTATGCTTTTGGTTCTTTCATCAATTCCATATTTCTTGTATTCTTCCTCCGATCTAATGAGTTTTAGAACCCATTCGTTTTTGGTATTAAGGATGGTTCTAACTACAAACCACTTACCCATATCGCTTTTTCTGAACTCTTTTACCATTTGTCTTATTGTTTTAAGATAATGGTATTCATGTAGTGCCTGTGATGCTATATCTAAAAACTCTGGAATGCCGCCACCTCTTGTTTTGTTAGGTTTCTTTGATGGAAAAAACCCATACATCAATTCGTAATTTGATGGTTCATTCACTGTTGATAGAACTCTTAAGATTTTGCCATTTGTGCTTAGTCCTGTGGATTGCTCAATTATTGATCTTATTTGATCAATTTTCTCTGGCCTTCTTGGTGCTCTTGCTCTTGTCATTTTGTCTTCACTTCTTCCTTTCCTATGACGTTCTTAACAAGTCTCGTTAAAAACCGACTTCTGGGAACATCTCCCCTTATCGAATCTAACTTTCTCAACACATCTATTGGGATTGTTATGTCGATAGGTACACATTTTTCTTCTATGCTTTTGTTATACATGTGTGATTATACATACATATAACACGATACTTATAGTTTACGATTTTAATAGGACACCAATAGTGCCTAACACTTAAGTATCATTCCTTTTTAGTCTAGGGTATGATGCAAACAAAACGCATTTCTTGCAATGAATGTGGGCATTTTTTGGAGGACCATGTTAGAAGAGGGTTCACCTATTGGAATTGCAAGGTTGAAGGTTGTGGGTGTGAAGGGGAGTAGAATGAGTATCGAAATATTGCCAACAACAGAATTCATAAGAAAGAATCCAATAATATTGGAAGTGTATGACGACATTATGTTTCAAAGACATTTGGTAAAATTGATGACAGCAGAATTTTTGCTATGTAGAAGGTTGGGAGTGTCGAAAGAATCTTTAATGGATTACATGGTGAAAGAGTAATGGGAAAACAAACAGAATGTCGTAATGGCTGCGGAAGAATATTAGAGTGGGACAACAATCAGCCAGGTAAATATAAGTTTGTAGAAGCAGCAACAGGACAATTGCATAATTGTCCTAATTATAAAAGTGCAAAATTCGAACAAAATAAACAACAAGGATATAGAGGACCAGATCAGAACCAAGTACAAACAGATGTTGCAAATTTGGTGGGCGATGTTGCAGTGTTGAAAGAGCAAGTAAAGGAGTTACAATTCACACTCAATGGTATAAGCAAAACATTAGCAGCAATGAGTTTTAAACCAGCAAGTGAAGTAGAATGAGATGGGGATTAGAATCAGAAGAACGAATTCCAACAAAACGAGAACTGATAAGAACATTTGGATATTATAAACTTCCTAATGATAAACCAGATGATTGTTGTGGTGGAGAAAACCATTACTTAATCGATTTCATAACACATAGAGTAATATACCACCACCAACCATACAAAGAGACAATCAGAGAATTAGAAGAATTTTTGGAGGAAATAAAATGAGGCCAACACTTCTCTATATATCACTAGCGATAATAATGATCACAACTTCAATTATAATACAATTTGTTCTAGCAGATAATAAAAGAGAATGTGGATCTATATCCTGGACCGATAAAGGACATGATGATCATACACCAGCCAACAAACTAAACCATGCAATATATTCTCAAGATATTTGCACAGTTAGTAAAGAAATAGATCATATGCAAATTAAAGGTACGATAAAGGATTGGTCGCAATTTACAACCAGTAAAGTATATGATACAAGTAACTTTGATCAAAAACAGTGTTTGAAAAAGGCATTTGATTTAGGTGATTCACTGGCAGACTATGAACTCTCATATTGTGGTTATGATAATTAAATGGGTTATTGGATTTACTTATTTTCAGGGATACTAATTGGTTTTGGAATAGGTGTTTTAATGTGCACAAGTCATGTATTTGGGCAAGATATAGATCCTAGATATTACTGTCTTTATGCCAACCAGTACCCATTCTCTGAGTTATGCAATCAACAAAAGATAAATCAATTGATGAATGAATTGGATCAAAGGGCGCAAGAATGGAACACAAATCATACTGCGTTTAAGATTACATCACAACTAGAAAATGAAACCAAATTACTACAGACTTGTATAAAATATAACATAAGTGATATGCATTGTAATAGGATTTGGGGAGGTCCATTAAACTAAAATGAAATACAGATCATTAACTTTCAAACATGGTGAAACTGAAGATCATAAGATGGCAGTTGATGAAGTGTATTGGTTCCTAGAAAACCACAAACTAGATTACAGATGGTTTATCAATGTTAACTGTCCTGTTGAATATCCACCTGAAATTGTTGCACAACTACCCAAGAATAGAACATATGAAGGACATATTTTTGATGTTGGAATTTTCAAAGTTGTTGGTCAACATGACAAACATTATCCATATTCCAAACATATTCCAATCGCATTCATTGAAATAAATGGTAATGTTGGATATGATTATAGAGATGGAGTTGATAGAGTAAAACATGCAAACCCAACCAAACACTCGTTAAAAAAACAACAACAAAACGACAAAATAAATAAAAACTACTGTGAACTAAAAGGTATTATATATAAAACATTGTTGAAAGAAGAAATCAATGGAGACATTTCAGACAAAGATAGAAAGAAGAATAGTTTGGTGTACCTAACTAGGGAGTTGTTTGAGTTCATAAAATGAAATGTGATAATTTTGAATGTAGTAATGATGCAATAATAACAGTAGCAGATGCAAAATTAGAAATTCAAATAAATGTGTGCCAAGTTCATTATGATGAATTAGCAAAAATGAATAAGTGGGATAGATGACACCTGAAGAAAAAAGACAATATATGAAAGAGTACATTAAACGACCAGATGTACAAACACATAGAAAAGAATGGTTAAAAAATTATTATAAAAACAATGAAAAAGAAAGAGAAAGGTTAAGAATACTGCATGATAAAAAGTACTGGGATCAACAAGCAAAACTATTCAAATTAGGAATTAAACAATATGAAAGAACACCTGATTATAGTAAAGAGTCTCTCTGTCGTACATGTGGCACTATATGGCCTAAATGTGTACGCTGTCCAAATTGTCATGTACCAGTTAGAAATGCACAAAAGTATAGACAAAAAAAGGATGTGCATAGATATTGAAAATCAAATGTCCTGTTTGTGGTCGTGTCAAGAATGAAGCAAAAGGATTCAAAGAACCTATTGACCATACAGCATCATATCATCTATTAATATCAAAAATCCATGAAATTCTTAAAGATACCGATGGTTGGGTTGAAGATGAATGTCAGAACCTAGTTATTGAAAGATTGAAATCTCTTTTGGAGGATGAAAATGAAAACAATTAGAACAAAATATACATCTTACTGTATGTTTGGAATTGAAATATTCTCTAGAAAAGAAGATGAAATAACAGCAGAAAGGAGTATTGGAGAAAGTAATCAAATAGAGGATAAAAAGTAAATGAGTGGCGGCAGAATAAATTATAAGAAAGAGTCATACTGTCCCAAGTGTACTAAGAATTATCCTAAAGGAATATATTGTGCCATTTGTGGGCAGCACCTGCGTAATCATCCACGTGGATCACCATCACGAAAGAAAATAGAAAGGAAAAGGTATTGAACATTAGAAATAGATTCTATCAAATACATTCATACTGTTCATTTTGTGGCGAATACATGGACAAGGGTATAAAATGTCCTATTTGTGGTTTAACCATGCGTAATAGACCGCACAAAGATTCCTCAAAAGGAAAAAAGAGGTACTAATAATGGTGACTAATCATTGGTGTAGGTATTGCAAGCGTTTGGCAAGAAAATATTCAGACACTGTATGCTATAATTGTGGACAAGAATATAAATGACCTGCTACCGTTGTAAATTAAACATGTGTGATACAGTAATGGTTAAAGATGATAAGTGCGTATGTTGTAGGAGGAAGCACAAAATTGTACAAAAAGGGTAGCGATTTAAAAATAAAAGGTATTGAAAACCTGGATGGAATGCCAGACATGACTATCTATAAAACTGATAAGGTTGAATCTATTGAGGCAACTACTGGATATGTGCGTCATATCTTTCCACAAGAGCGAACAGGATTTTCTAAAATAAAAGTGCAAGACATAGAGTACTAAAGGTGCTCTATTCTTTATTAAGATAGTATAGTAACTATATGTATGATACTCGAACAATTATACGACTCTCTTTATGAAGAATACAATAAAGAAAGAACAGGAATTCATGTCTCAGATATAACATTATGTCCTAGAGAAGGTTGTTTCCGTAAACTAGATCCTAAACCATTAACCAACACTGATCTTAATTTCTTCACTTCAGGAAAAGCAATACATGAAGCACTTCAGAGTTTAGTTAAAAAATATCCAGATAGGTTTGAATTGGAGAAAGAAGTTAAACTAGGTGATATTGTAGGCCACATAGACATATTTGATAAAACGAACCACATTCCAATTGAAGCAAAAAGTGCAAGAGTTAAAACTATGACTGAACCAAAAGCACACTACCTTAAACAACTAGAAGCATACATGGCATTAACAAATGCAGACACTGGAATTATTTTGGTGCAATGTTTACTTAACTATGAAGATAAACCATTCATTGAATTTGAGCATAACATGACAGCAGAACAAAGAGAACAGACACTTCAACAGTTAAAAAAAGATGCAAGAGAATTAAAGGCAGGAATACTAGAACAAAACCCAGCATTGGTAAGACATATCAATTATGATCTAACTCTCAACTGGAAATGTAGGTATTGTCCTTATGCAAAACCTTGTGAAGCATTTAGAATACTAGAGAATGCTAGTATTTTTAACGATAGTGTGTCAACAACCTAATACTATTAGAACACTTTGAAAACAATCATCATATATACAGTTATAATAGTAATACATATTGCTGCTATAATTAATAAATCTTTGATATCGATCATATTGCAACGAGTCGCACATTCTTGAATGCTATTGAACTGGTTGCTGGTTCCATCATGAAATCCAAATCTAGTGCTGAATCAATATTTATTGCCATTATATATATTCTAGGATGCGCACTGTTATTCAATCTGAGCCAAATGTAACTATTCTTTGGAAGTAAGGAATCATCTCCATGATTGAATACTGTTACTTTTCCAACAAGTTTACTATCTATTGTGAAAGTTGTTTCATTTCCTTTACATGTTTGATGCACATGATGCCAGGTTGTTCCTACATTAATACCACTGCTAAAAGTATGAGCATTTGAATGAACATTATGGTAGTCTTCTGTCTTAAAGTCCACTCCACCACTTGCATCTATTGCCCAACCATGACCTCCAAATCTTTTAGTTGGATCCAAACTGACATTATCACATTCACCTTGATGTCTGCTTCTCAAACGAATACTAACATTATCAACTCCACCACTACCACCTTGTAAATGTGCAACTCCATCACCATCTATGATAAGTTGTGGTGAACCTGACGCTGCAACAAATATTGATTTATCATCTGGTTTTTGTCCACCTTCCTTAGTTGTTAGTGTTCTTTTTACTCCATTATTCCACAAACCATTTACATTACTATCCCACAATGTACCTGTTGGAACTGGTGTTGGAGTAGGAGTGGGCGTAGGTGTTGGGGTTGGTGTTGGCGTTGGAGTCGGCGTAGGTGTAACACTTCCAACCGTTACCTTAATTGATTTAGAAACTGATTCAACCGTATCTGTAACTGTAACTGTGAAAGTATAGACTCCATCAACTGAAGGTGTAAAATTAAGTTGTGTATTGTTTAAATCAACAGTATAATTAACTTGCTTATCACACAACCATTGTATATTTTTAATAGGATTGGTTGAACTTATTGCTGATTGAATATGTAAGGGTACATTAATTGTTCCCTTTGCTTCTGTTGCTAGATTAATTGTTATTGTCATTAATTAATGCAACTCCTTCCCTGTATAATCCTTGAATGTGCTGGTTGTGGTTCCATCTGGTTTTATTGTATATTCTAAGTATCCAAAGTGGACATTATCACAGAATGGAAATTCTGGACTAATGCCACAAGTATAATGTGATTTACCACCTGCTCCAGCCTGTTTATAGGTTCCATCTGCTGATGCACTCATTACATGATTATGTGCTTGATCATAATATGGTTTTACTCCACCAGGTATTTTGCTTTTAATAACATCACAGAATGTTTTAACTGTTGCTTCTACTGGATGATGTGCATTTGGTGGCACTGCGCAATCTTTATGTGACATTATATGAACTGATTTAGTATCATTCATAAATGCAGTATTGGTTAATAATTTAGTTGCTGCTGTTGCCTGTGCATTTAAATCTCCATTAGTATCAAATCCCAAGAATAGGGCATGATTTTTCTTAAAGTAATAACTATCTGAACAATATGTTTTTGCTTCTGCATAAATTGAAGCGCTTCCATCTTCTGGAGCGTCATGGTTTCCTATTACACAGTTGAGTTTATTTCCCAAAGTTCCATAAGTACTCTTAACCCATTTCAAATCTGAGGCATATCCTAGATCCCCTAAGAGAATAACATTGGTTGCATTTTCTTTCTTTATTTGATTAAATACATTTACACCTGCTGGTGAGTTTTCAATGTCTCCTGTCATTATGATTTTTGCTGTTTGATTACTTGGTGGTTGTGGCGTTGGAGTGGGGGTTGGAGTGGGTGTCGGGGTTGGAGTTGGAGTAGGTGTGGGAGTGGGTGTTGGCGTTGGTGTTGGAGTCGGGGTTGGAGTTGGCACAATATATTTACATGCAATTGAATTAGGTTTCTCATAAACTACTCTAGATTCATTATCATCTTTTGTAGTTATTTGAACTGTACAAACATTAGAAAATGATCCAGCATCTTTCTTAATAGCATTCATTACATTATCTTGATATTGGGCTTCTTTTGATGCTGATACAGGCGCTTGCACTACGACAACATACGTACCATTATCAAAACTTGTTACATTAGTTACATTTCCTCGAAAAGTAGAAACATTTTGATTTTGGTTTGGAGTGACAGTAGTATTACCAGTAGGCTGGTTTATATCTTTGACTAGAGTTGGACCATAAGCAACTGCTGCTGCACCTACAACAATTGAAATTGTAATAGCAAAAACTATAGTTAAAAGACTTTTTTTATCTGCCATTATAATTTACTCATTGAATTATTAGTAGGGAACTAATTATCATTGCCACATTCTGCACGCAAACTCTCTACTACTTTTAACATCTAATGAACCAGATTCATAATTTGCATAGACACAATTGGCTACTGTATCAGAATCAGTATAACCACACTTAACATAATTGCTTGAACTTGTCCCAGTATAAAATACACCTACTGCATCACCAGTTACAAATACATGTGTATTTCCTGAAAAGTCAAATATTTTATAAACATAACTTGTAGTAAATGTACTTGGATCAAATGTTGTCGGGCTTGTGTATATTGTAGCACCTGACGCATTAATTATTTTTGCGCCTACTGTTGGACTTGCGCCAGGACTGCCCACTTTCTTTAATGGAACATCTAATTGTACCAATGTTTTTCCATTCATCACACCAGTTGAAGTTGATAGTTGTTCAACAACTCCTGTTCTATTTTGAAAAGTAGAACTGTCTGAAAGTTCTTTATCAATCACTGCTGCAACATCATAAAATACTGTATTACCTGTTTCGCCTCCACCACCTCCACCAACTCCAGTTCCAGCACAAGGTGAAGTTCTCAACTGATTAACATCCCATTGTACTTTGAAACTTCCTTGTAATGTTGTAACCTGTTGTGGCGGTTCTTCTGGTGTACCTCCACCAGTATTATCATCAAAAGTTTTAGTTGGATCTATTTCTCTAAGTGTTAAATGTTTAATATGAATATCTGCGCTAGTATCATTTGATTTTATACGGAATTTAGGGCCAGCCCATGTCCCTATCTGATCAGGATCACCATCACAATCACCTCCAGCAGAAGCCCATCCACCTTTGTCTTCTGTTCTTTTTAACATTGTCCAGTTTTCAATATCATTATCTGGATCTGGATTAAACCAAAGTTCAATAATTACTGAATCTTTACCTGCTGAAACACCATCTTTCTTATTATAACGACAATAACCTAATCCAACCCAACCATGATTATTTAATTTAAAATTACAAAGTGGACTTGTCCAGATTCCAGTTTTTGGATCATCATTATAATTAACATGCCATATCTCTTTTCTAAATCTAAATGTTGCAGGATTAACATTATATTCTACTGTGAACATATATGCAAATCCCTGACAACAAGGGCTTGAATTACTTTTATGGTGTCCTGTTGGACCTGAGAAACTTAAACCATGATCGCCACCATTTACAACAGAAATTAAACACTTCCATTCAACATCCCGAATATCTGTTGCTTGTTTCCATGTATAACCCCTAGCAACACTGTCTGCAAAACTCATATTGCAGCCACCAATTGAATCTTGAAATGCTGGATCAGTAGTCACAAAAACAGAAGTTGCACCAGAAACATTCATGACTAATTCATCATTACTTACATATGTTGCATTACCACCATCATCAAAGAATTTATCACTACTTGGATCATCTGACGCTTCATAGAAAAAACCATCTGTCTTACTAGGATAAAAGAAAGGAATAGAAAACCTGTCTGAAGGCATTATAAAATACTTATATTAAATTATGTTTCAAGAACTATTATTATTGAAGATAATCAAAGAAGAACCTGAACGTGATCCAGAAACTGGCAAAAAGAAATTATTAATAGAAATAGATGAAGATGATATAATAATAATAGATCAGTCAGTTAGAAAAGTTTTACAAACTACTGCATTTGATAAAGATGATAATAAATATATTGTCCGATTAAATCATGTAAAAGAGATTAGCCATAAGGCTTGGACATTATTACATCCTTCCTAACTTATTGAATTACAAAAGTATCGAATTTAGTTGCGTCAGTACTTACAAAACTACATGTTAGTGTAGTTCCACCATTACTTGCCACTAATTCCCATACTCCATTATGTGTTCTATCTTGATATGCTTGAAATGCTGGTTGGGTTCCTAAACCATAAAGACTGCTACCACTATCATGCCCTCCGCCTCCACTAACTACATGAATTACTCCTGTTGTTGTTCTTGAATATGGACTAGTTGAAGCCACAACTGTTGGAGTTGTTGGACTACTTTGGTTATAGATAACCTGTTTTGTTCTCTGCCAGTTATGGTTATGTCCAGCACATACAAAATTAACTTTATTATCCATAAATAATTGTCCAAAATTTTCCACTGAATTGGCATCATCGTAACTATGGGTACTACTTGCACCAAATTGAGGATGGTGCATTATAGCAATGCGCCAAACAACTGTATTGTCTGTCTGACTTGCTTCTAATGCAGATTTAATTGCTGTATGTTGCGCACTTCCAACATCACAACTAATATTGGTATCACAAACAAAAAACTGTATATTCTGGAATTTGTATGTGAAATATGTTAGAGTGTGAGAAAAGAATGTTTTATAAGGTCCAATGCCTCCACTCTCAGAATATTCATGATTACCATATGCTGAATTCATTATTGATTTTAATGGATTAAATGCTGAAGTCCAGCAACTAGCACCAGCATAAGCATTATCACCCACTCCACAAACATGATTATATCCCTGTGATTGTATCAAAGATATGACTGAATTTGTAGTGGAACCACATCCCCAATCTCCTGCTATTGCAACTTTGTAATCTGCAACTGGTGGTGGTGGGGTTCCGCCTGTACCTCCTCCACCACCTGTACCGCCGCCTGTTCCTGTTCCACCTAATGGTATATCAAATTCAATACCAAAAGTTCCAGCATCATCAAGTCTCGCTGCTGAGTTTGCTGGTACATATAACCATAACCATATAGGAATAGTTTGATTTGGATTTACTGATAAAAAATTAGGTTCTTCTGGTTTACTTGCAACACTAAACCATGTAATACTTTGTGGTGATGTATATTTATCTGATATGACCTGTGCAATTGATGCATCTGCTTCTGAATTCCAATGTGCACTATTCTTCAATATTCCTACTTTAGTCCCTGAAACAAAATCAACTGGATTCCCTGTTCCTTCAGTCATCTTTAACCAATAGGAAGGAGTGGGCGCAGATGCTGAATTTGAATAAACATTATTCACATCTGTTTGAGTTAATTCTACACCATTCCACCATCTAAAATCCTTAACATCTCCTTTAAATTGAAAAGTTCCTGGTGTATCAGTTGCCGCCCTTCCTATATCCAATATACTTGCTGGATCTATTGCTATTGTAAATGCATAAGTTGCATGTCCTATAAGAACAGAATCAATATAAAGTGATAAATTGTTTGTTCCTAAAGTAGAATCAAAAGTTACAACAGCGTTATACCATACATTTGTTGAATCTGCTGCACTTGTTTCTATAAGCCCATTAGTTGAATAATTATCTTTTGTGATAACTGTTTGTAATTTATTTACACTTTTTTTATATGCAAAAGATATATCATCATTACCATCACCAACTTCTAATATGTTACTAAAATCATTAGTATATGGGTTGGATGTTGGTTTGAATCTTATTGAAAAACTCCATTTAGTTTGAGAGCCTGACCATAAAGTAGATTGGGCACCTAGATCAATATAATCATCTCCACCATTAAGTACTATCTTATATGAATTGATTCCAGATTCCCAACCCCATTTTAATTCTGTATCATGTGGAAATGTTTTAGAAGATAACCACCATTTGAAGTTGTCCATTTTTTCGGTTGCATGTGTATTTTTCATATAGACATTTGCAAAATAATCCTCACCAACTACAAGTTCATTTTTCGGAACATTTGTAAAAATATTATTAGGATTTGCTGATGGAACTTGAGTGGCAGTAATAGCGCCACCTAGAAAGTTTGTACTCTTAAATATTTTTAGGTCACTAATAGCAACCAAGTTACTGAATCCTTATTTTCTTTGAGTTGATTATTCTGTATTTTGGAACATTATCAAGTGTTCTTAATCTCTCTGATACTATTGGTGCGTTTTGTAAGTATCTATTTATCTGTGGTTTGGTTCCCATCAATGAACAATAATCTTCATTATTATTTGATATTCTATGCAGTGCTTCTAATCCTGTCTCTAATTCCTTTCTATCATACCAATCTTTTAAAACAACATTCTTTCTAAAAAGTGTCAAGCCCATTCATCACTTATTGTATATCTTAATCTAGTTCCATAAACGAATGCGTTTTTATCTGCTGCTGCACTATTTTTAAGAGAATGTTTAACTAGGTTAGCATCTGATGTTGCTCCTGTTGTTGGGATATTGCTTGTCTTTTGGAAAACTGTGCCTGCACCAATATACATATCTGCTCTAGGTGTACCCAAATCTGGATAATGTTCTATCCTAATACCAACTCTATTAGTATCAAATGCTGTTCCACTATCAGAAGTAGAATTGGCTGCACCATCAGCACTTCTTAAAAACCAATTAGTATTTGTAACAGTACAAACTTCAGCATTGTATTTTATAGTGTTGGAATCTGCTGATGTCACATTATCGGCACCTACACCAGCATGATAAGCAAGTGCTGTAGTTGCTGATAATCTTACTTTAAATTGAAATATTGATCTCTTTGAAAAGTCTAATTGTAAATGAGGATAACTTATAGTTGCTGCGCCCCCACTGGTTGCACCTGTTAAAAGTTTAATTGAACGCTCTCCACTGGTTCCATCTGTATCATCTGTTATGGTTCCAGTAGAAACTAGAGTTTTAAGCCAAGTTGTACCAGAAGTTATAAGATCACTACTTTTGGTTAAAGATAAATCAAAGAATTTTGGATTTGCAATAAAGACAGTTGTTAAATCTCCGCCATCTGTACCTGAACTATGTGTATGTGCTGCTACTGTAGATAAATCAATCCACGTTTCACCTAAACTATCTGCAAGATAAACATGATCAATTGTTAAACCAGAACTTGTTTCAGTACAAACAACAACCTTATGTTTAGTTTTATCAAGTGTCTGTAAATATTCACCACTTCCCCAAATTATAGTCGAAGTATTTAATTTTGTTACTGAACCTGCTGTTGTGCTAGTCCAGGCATCCCCTAAACCCATTACTTAAATAAATTAAACAATAAAGTAAGGAACTAAAATTATACAGTAAAACTTGTTGATGTGAAGGATGCACTAGTAAATGATGTTGATGATGGTGTGATTTCTGTAAATGAGAATGAAAATGATGCTGCTGTGAATGATGGTATTGTTGCTGGGGTAACTTCTACTGGTGGTGCAAAATAATTTGCAACCATTACCTGACCAAACCCAATATCTGCTATTGTCCATTTGTTTGTATTAAAATACCCAACTTCTGCAACTGAAACTATTTCTTCCCTATAAATTCTAAAGTCATATAGGTCACCATAAACATAGCCACCTACCACACCTGCACCCCTTCTGAATAAATACCAATTAAAATTAGTTAAATCAGTTTGAAAGTTAGTAGTATCTGTATTTGCCGATAATGTTTTATCAACATTGTTAAGATAAACATGAATAACATTCCCTGAAACTGTATAAGTTACCCACATATCATAAACTGTATTTGTTGTTATAGTTCCAGTTGTAGTCTCTTTTTTATAATCTGTTCCTGCTCTTTTTACAATTACAACTATCTTTCCAGTTGGATCTACCTTAACACATATTCCATCATTAGGTGTACTATTATCTATCTTTTGGAATAGTGTCCTGGTTGCTCCATTCTGAGTTGCTAAATCATGAATTCTAAATCTCATAAAAAAAGATATACCTGTTGATAAACCTTCAACTGCTCTAACATCATTGGTATGTGTTATGGTTGCATATTCTTCATTTACGTAGTCAGATGCTGGCCTGTTAAATTTAACTGCCAGTGACTTTATGCCACCATTGTTATAAATTCCTAAATCAAAAGGAGTTCCATTTATGAGTGAAGGATCACCAAATATTGCTGTAGTTCTACCAAAACTAGAATAATCAACAAATCTGCTTCCTATATTTTGCCCTCTAATCCAAAGTTTAAGTTTGTCACCATCTGGCTCAAAAGGTGGATAATAATAATTTGCAGACTCAGTAAATTTATTAGTGGCTTCTAAATCATCATGAAATTTTATTGCTGTATCTATGTCCTGCCCATTAGAATAAATATCCTCATTATCATCTAATTGATCAATTGAGTCTTTAGTTAAAAATGCTGATAGTTTTTTGGCTATTTCGTTTGTGAATTTCGATAGCGGATCGTTACTAATTTCTCTTATGTTGCGTAAATTGAAAGACATTTAGGCTGAGCACATGTAAATAATTGTAGTGCTTCCAACACTATCTGCGTTTTGAACATGAGTAATAGGTGAACTAAAAGCAGAATGATCTAACATTATATCGGTACTTGGATCTGCTGTTGACTCAATACCACATTCTGTTAAAGTTGCAGAAGGAACACTTTTGACATGGTTCCCTATACTGTAAACTGTACTTCCATCCCTTGATAATGAACCTCCATTGGCTGTAGTATTTACATTTATTCTATCTACTTCATCAACTAGAATTGTATCACTTGGATAGACTTTAGGTACTACACCTTCACCTATTGATCTGTATTGAAAACTAGGTGCATCTGTTCCTGTTATTGCTGCTGCCATTGCTTCCAATCCTTCATTTACAATTCTATCAAATGTGCGCTCTATCTGTAATGGTTTTAACTGATCACCATTTCCGAACATTCTAACTGTCTGGTCATTCCACCAGCGTTCTAGAAGTCTATGCCATTCAACAGCGCCTTTAGGATTGTACCTTATCATTGTATTTAATTTTGTAATATATTTAGCATCTGATAAGTCGAAATTATAAAGATAAGAAGCATCCAAATAAATAATTCTTGTCTTTGTTTCTTTGAATTCTTTTAGTGTTTTTCGGAATATATCTTGTATATCTTCCCTAGTTATACCTTCGAGTTTTACTTCATTATCTATATGCTGCAATAATTAAAATTATATAAATTTTAAAATAGGAACTATAATTATACTATGCACAAGAGCAATCTCCCAACAATGGATTATAAGAGCCACCAACTGAAATCTCAGCGTGCAGTGCACCTATTGGCGTATCTCCCTGTGCACTAGAACATGTATATCTAACTCTTTTAACCTGCAAGTCCTGCGCTATTCCACTTAAACCATCTACAAATGTAACAAATTGATATGGTTTATAAATAAAATCATTAGGAATTGTTACCAGATAATTTTGAATTGCTCTCTTTGGTTTTGCCATCTGTGATAAATTGAGAGATAGGAATCTATCAACCATTGATGGATCTGATAAAAATTCTGTTGGGATAAACTGTTCTCTCATTCTTAATATTGATGCTGCCTGCTGGTTTGTCCTGCTCTGCAACCTTCTAATGTTGGACATTATAGAAAATGTATAGGTTGGTCCAGTGTTTACAGTGGTCCATACCAAACTATCTGCTAGGTCTTTATCCCCACCTGGCGCAGTTCCTGAATATAAAGTTCCAACAGTGTTAAACACATTGTTATGGTGCCATGCTATTGTGTTAGAAGAATCGTTTATTGGATCTCCTAAGTGTTTTCCTGGTGGGAAATCAAAAGCATCGTTCCCACTTCTTTGAAAGAATCTAACCCATATTTTATTCTGTCCAGTATCTTGTAAGAACCTTTGTTTAATATTAACATCATTAACAAATATCATTTGTGGCGCTGAATCAATATCACTTAATGGAATTGTGAAACTACATATTTTTGTACCTTCTGGTTTGTTATTAGCGTCTAATACAAGTTCTCCATTTATTCTATCTTTAGGACTTTCGGGATCACCTATCTTGTGCATGATAAAACCTAAATCTGTTATTCTTCTTGCATCATTATCTATGATAAATTGCTGTGCAAGTGCCCTATTGTTTAAAGTGGTTGAACCTGTTTTGGCTATTGACTGTGTTACTATCTGTCTGTCTATGATAGTGGTAGTATAAAGTCTTGTGGAAACACCAGATTCAGAAGTAGAACTATCTTCAACATTAAATGCCCTTTTTATATACCCTGTCTTGGTTGCATCATCTGATAAAGGAACTCTAAGATCACCTGACTTTATAGTTACACCTGTTACCAAGTCTGCATTATAACTGAGATAAAATATTTCTGATCCTGTTGAAAAATCAACAAACCAAACTGCACCAGAAATAGAACATAGTTGATCTAAAAAGTCAGATAGATAAGTAAAAGGTGCATTAACTACTGGAAAATTAATTTTAATTTTATTTGATATGCCAGCAGTACTCCAATGAGTTAAATTTTGTATTGATGTATCTTTTAATGGCCTCCAGTTTTTATCCTCTAGTGCTGATTTTGCAAGTTTCCAAACATCATAATTATGATCTACTATTGGGTTGGGAGTACTTGCTATATCTGTAATGTTGGACGCTGCTCTTCTATGAATAAATAATTGTGATGCTTGAATTGCTGAGCCAAAACCTGTCAATGTATATTCTAGATCGTTGGTTTGTGGTCGAGTTGTATTGAAAATATCAGCGAACCCAATCATAAAGAATTTTAATGTGGCTTCCGATTTGCCCAACTCTATGTAAATTTTAGCAGCCCTTAATCCTGACTCATCTATCACATTGTTAAAATCTTTAATTGTTATGTTGAATGTGCCAGACTCGCCAACTGCGCCTTCCACATCTAAAAGAGTAACTACAAAAGGATTTGTATCACTGAAAGCGTTAAAGGTAAAATAAGTAGTTAATCCATCTAAACTTTTGAATGTGATTCTTGGACGTAATGCTGCAAGATAAGTTGAATCTCCTGTATATATAACCACATATTTGAATTAAAATAAGTTAAAACTAAGAAGTAAAATTACAGATTCTTATCTCTATTCATTCCTACTTCCATTCTTATTCTTTTTGATAGGTTTCTTTCGTTTATGATCTCACTGCCTGAAATATGTAAATTGATTGTTTGGTTTACTACTGAACCTTCATTACCAGATCCAAACCTTCTATTCAATGCTCTCATTGATTCTGTTGGATTATTATTAGGAATTGCCGCAATAGTTTCATGTCCTCCAGGATTGTCACCAACCATTAATAATTCTGGTCCATTAGTTACATATCCTTCTGCTGCTGATATTATTCCACCTTTACCTAATCTTGTGGTTTTTAATTGAGTTGTTTTTGTAGTAACAATATTTATTTTAACTTGTTCATCTGGAATACTATGTAATATACTTTCTATTTTTTTAGCAGCAGCAGCAGTATTAGTGATATTTTGATTCATCATCTTGCTCCAACTTTTAGCAATTGCTAAATGAATACTAGACATTTTACCTGCTAGAGTATTCCATGTCTTATTAATATCAGCACTGGTTAATTTAGTGGCTTTAGACATCTCTAAAAATACTGTGAGTAGATCTTGCTCTATTTTATTACTGTACCTGCCATATTACTTTGTAATTTATTCCAGTTCTTGTTGATTGCTGCTATTGTGAATTTACTGCTTTTCGCCATCTCTAAAGATACTGTTAAGAAATCTGATTCTATCTTGTTATCAGTACCTGCTAAATTACTGGATAATTGATTCCATGTTTTATTAATAGCAGCAATAGTTAGTTTAGCGGCTTTAGACATCTCTAAAAATACAGTTAAGAAATCTTTTTCTATTTTATTCATTGTTCCAGCCATGTCTTGTTGTAACTGATTAAATTGTTGATTAATTTCTGCAAACATATTAGGTTTAGGTTTAGCGCCACCACCTAACATACCCCATAACGAACCAGGATCTGAAGATGAATAAACTTGGTTTGCATTTTTAGTGTTTATTCCTCCACGTGATAAATCCATAAAAGCGCCTACATTGGCGTAACCGCTTCGGTCTTGACTTAAATTAAATGGTCTTGTGCCAGTGCTGCCTTGAGTAGAATTGTCAGGGTTATTACCCCATTTGTTTGTAGAATACCAATCATAATAAGAATCAAGTCCCTCTGCACCTGTATCACCATGTCCTGTCATTCTGTTACCAGGTGGGCTGGCAGTAGGGCCCAAACCTGTCCCTTTTTTAACTATGTAAGGTTTGCCATCACCTTTCTGTTCCCATATATTGCCATTCTCATCTCGCCATTGACGTCTAGTTTTACTGGTCATTTTTCCAATATCACCAGTTCCTGTAATATCTATAATCGCAGACATTTTAAGTGGAGCCATTTTACTTGCAGCAGTTTTAGCACTATCTTCAAGTTTATTTGGATCAACTTCACCTGGAATTGTTAAAACCCAATTACCTTCCATGTCCTGAGTTAGATGATCTTTAAGATATTGACCAGTATCACTTCTATCTATTGCATCATTTAGGAATTTTTTCATTGCATCACCTGCATCAGTATGTGGTAAGTTATCTCTTATGGATTTGGCTACAGCATCAGCCACTTTATCACTAGACGTTATTTCAGCATCTAATCCAGCAAGAATTTTACCTGCTGCCAATCCGATTGATTTCTGATCTATTTCCATATTGATTTTAGATTTTATTTTTATACCATCAATTTTCTTTGGTAAGTCTTGAGTGATTTTCTTTATTAATTTATCAACTCTACTATCCACGTCTTTTAATCCTAGTTTATCTGCTATATCCATACGTGATGATTGTTTGAATTTATTCCATGAGTCATTTAATTCCTGGAATTTTTCAATGGCATCTTGTATTGTTTTATTATAAGCATCTTTTATATCCTGTGCTGCTTTTGCAGCAGCCTGTCTATTTTTATCTTGTAATTTAGCAAAATCCAATTGTCCCTGAACGTTTTCTTCGTTTATTTTGTCTTGCGTTTCAATTGCTTTTTGTTTCATTGCATCCTGGAATTTAGCAAAATCCAGTTGTGCTTTAACATTTTCTTCATTTATTTGGTCTTGTGTCTCAATATACTTTTGTTTTTTAGCATCCTGGAATTTAGCAAAATCCAGTTGTGCTTGTACGTCTTCCTCAGCAATTTTATCTCGTGTTTCAGCCGCCTTTTGTTTCATTGCATCCTGGAATTTCGCATAAGCAAGTTGATCTTCTACTGTGTTCTCCTGAAATCCCATAGACATTTCATCAGCCTGTTGTCCAAGAGTATCAAATCCTGCACCTGCAGTAGCAGTAGCAGGTTTTATATTCATTATATTCTGTACTGCTTGTTTCATATTCGTCTCAAAACTTTCTGGTATTGGATCTGCAAATGCATCAGCAATAGCAGTCTGAACATCTTTGCTTTGTAGTGTTATAGCATTAGTTTGTTTCTCAAACTGTGCCAATCTTTTTTTCTCTTCATCAGTTGCCTGTCCAACTGCAACTTTGAATCTAAGCCAGTTTGCTTCAAGTATACTCATTTGGACAGCCTGTCCACCGAATTCCTTTGTTACTATTTTATTGACATTACTAACTGCTTTTAATGCTGCTAATAATGCATAGATTCCAACCACTGCTATTAGAATTGGACCTGAAAATGCAACTACAGCAGGGCCTAATTCTGAAAATGATTTACCAATACCTTTCAGCATTGGTCCTAAATCTTTAAGTCCTGCAACCATCTGAACACCAGCAGAAGCAACTAATACGGCATTTTGTGTGAATGATGAGACAAATTGAAGCATTGATTCATTTGCTTGTGTGTTTTTTATCGCTGCCTGTTGTGTTTTGTTACTTGCAGTTTCTTGTGCCAATGCTAAATCTTTTGTTGCTATCTGTGCCTGTTTTGAATCTTCTCCATATTTTGCAATGGCTTTACTAAGTGTCTCTTGTGCTTTTACAACTCTTTGTTGCGCTTTTTCTGCATTAGTATTTGCAATTTGCGCAGACAACTGTACCTTTTGTAATTGTGTATAACTTTGTACAAGCCCGATAACACCAGATGTAAATATACCAACAGCAAGTGCATTATTTTTCATGAATCCCCCAAACTGTCGTATTTTTTGTCCTGTTGTCTGAGTTGCATCAGATAAATTTTGTGTATTTTCTACAACTGTACCAGATAAGGTATTATATTGATTTAATCCTCCTTCCGTTTGTTTAAAAGCGTTTCCAAGTGCATCAACACTTGTGGCACTATTTTTTGCACCAGTTTCCATTGATTGCCAATTACTATTTATTGCATCAAGATCTGTGGCTGTTCCTTGTGTAGTAGAGCCAAGAGTTGCCATATTGGAATTAAGATTTGTTAATCCAGTTCCAACACTTTGTGTTGAAGAATTGATTGTTTGAAAATTATTATTAATTGCATCTAAATCTGTTGATGTGTTTTGTGCAGTAGATCCTAATATTTGAACCCCATTATTAAGACTTGTTAAACCTGTTCCAACAGATCTTGCAGCGGTGTCTAGTTGGTTTAATCTTTGTTCAATAGAAGAAAGTTTAGAATTAACCTGAGAATCATCTATTATAATGGCGTATCTAATAGTGCCTGAACCACCACCACCAAAACTGCCACCAACTGAACTAGACAATAATTAAAAGTACTAGAATAATAAAAAGGGAAGTAAAATATACTATTTATTCAATTCTTTTAGATTGCCAAAGTATTGAGTTAATGCATATTTCTGTTCAAATTCTCTTTGCATCTGTGCTGCTACTGCAAGACTTACAATTATTGCTGTAGCACCTACTAAGATAATGATGATCATAATGGCAAGTTGTGTGTTATTCAATTTCATTTCACCACCAAGAGGATCAATCCAATTGTCAGACTAATAGTAAAGCCAATAAGTCCTGTAATAATTATTTTCTGTGTTTCTAAAGACATTGTTTTTCATCCTCCATATAGTATATACATTGTCGAGTATATAGGGAATGGTGCACCTTTAGTACCTTATTCTATCTAAGTAAATCAGAATATATCTGGTTAATAATATGGGGGAATTGTTGCTCTGTTGTGCTCAATGCCTGATCTGCAAAGTTGTGAGGACTACCTTGTTTAGAACCTGGTCTTTTATTCTCATACTGTGCATATTCAACAGGTACCTCAATTATTGCTGTATCACCAGAAACTGAATTTCTGATCGAGCCTTTCATTCTTCCTGTAATAACGTGAGCGTTTGCACGCATTTCATTAGCCATAAAATCACTACCTTCCTGCAATGCGTTATGTTTAGTGTTTTCTAAACCACCTATAATATGATCTAAACCTGATACCACTTGATCAATTCCTTCTATTGTTATTGTTATAAATGGCATTTATCGTCTCTCCACCGATCTACTTTCTGCTTTAAATGCTTCATGTTTCTTCTTCTCTATCTCATACTCATACATAGTCCATAATGCGTTTAGATCTTCAATAGGAATTAATTCAAGTTCATGTGGTTTTATATTAAACTCTTTTATGAATACCCATTTCTGATAATAATCAAATTCTCCTTGTTGGAGTTTTTGTTCTGTTCCCGCCCAAAATAAGGCGTGTAATGTATTTCCGAATGCTGCTACTTCGTTGTCCCGAAAGGGGATGGAATAGGCCTTTCAGTTCTAAATGCACAGGCATTTAATATCATTTTCATATCTTCATACACAGTATTATCAAATTGTTTTTCAGTCATTCCTTTATCTGTGTTGGGATCTATCAAATACATTTCAGCCATTTTCTTATATAATTTATCTTCCAAGTCAGGATAATTTGGTGAGTTATCTGTTGCTGCTTTTGTTAGTTTTGCCCTCATAACTTCCAATTCTCTTCTTTCTTTGGACAATATTTTTCTACGTTTAAAAATCGTACCTTTACCATCAATATCAATATCATAATTTTCTCTTGGTGCCAATGTTTGCATTTGTCTAGAATATTCTTCGCCCATTTCTTTTATGAATTCATCCGATATGGATGCTTGAATTGGTACTACTTCTTCTTGTTTTTGTTCCTCTTCACTCATAAAAGAGTGTCAAGTAAATAAATAGATAGGAACTAAAATTTAGGAAGTTGCGAGTGCGCCAGTTTTCGCCACGAAGTTGAAGTGATGTTTATCAGTATCTGTTGGACCTGAAACATGTGGGTTATCATCTGCCACAACTTTGAATTCTGTAAAGTTTGCAACCATTGTTCCTGATTTGAATGTATAACTTGCGTTAACTCCTGTCTGTGGGAAGTCATGCATAAATCCTTCTAGTAATAGGTTCTTGCCTACTGGTGTGACAAATGAACCTGTGATCTGAATTCCACCTGTTGTGAGTTGGTCAACTAAACCACTACCATTAAAGTCATCTGCTATAATGTTGTTGTTCCACTGGCATCTAAACTCTTTAATTGGATATGAAACACCATTCATGGTGAAAGGTGTATTGCCTCCATCTATGTTGCTGATAGGTACAGTTGTAGTTGCACTGAATGCAGGGATAGTTGGAGTAGTGAGGCCTCCGTTAGAAGTCGTGACAGGTACAGTAATTTCGCCAACGATCCAATCAGTTGTGGCTTCAACAAGTCCTTGACTTGAAACCGAAATTTCTAAGGTATTCATTTTACAACCTAAGAAGAATACATAATGTGATTGTGTTCCAGCAGTTCCTTGTGCCTGTTGGTATTTGTAAATAAATTGTTGTGTTCCTACGTTTGTACCCGTACTGTAATTGGGCGGCTCACTGCCTAGTTGGAGGAAGGGAAGATCGAAAGGATAACAATTAATTGTTAAACCATAACTATGGAATGCTGTCTGTCTTGCATAAATTAAGTGACTTCCAAGATTTCGGGTATCAATTTCAACATCGTTAATTCTAGGTCTAATTTCTGATACAATACCAACTGCTGTATATGTTGGTGATGCTGTCTTTAACGTTCTAAAAGTTGTTTCAGGTGTATAAGCAAATGCTTCTGCTCTAGCGGAATGGGCTAATGGCCATGTTATGCTACTCATATATGACTAAATTAGTCATTTAGTCAAAAAAGGAAGTAATAGAATTAATTAGTTAAATCTATAATTTTGTGTTTAGGATATTCAATATTTGAAACAATATGAGGTTCTATCAGAATATGCCCATTAGGTTCTATTATAACTTCTACTGCTCCCAATGATGGCGCTGTTCCACCCAAGCCACCTCTAAATAAATGAGAATCAGGCATTTTAAACGCAGGAGTTGTAAATCCAAATTGATTTGAAAATCTAACCATAACAAAGTAGTGTACATGACTTCTAACTATAACTGATGGAGTATGTTCATTATCCCAATATCTACCTCTTAAAAATTCCATATCTGCCATTTCCCTTGCTAATGCTGTTGTTCTGTATGCGAACCATCTGTTAAAACCTATATGATGAGTTACAGAAAATACTTTGCCATGCACAGAAAATGTAAGGTAATAATCCGTCCTAGTGGGTTCGTTTCTATTTGGATCTACTATCTTTTTAGCATCCCTTTCTAAATATCCTGAATAATGTACTGCATTTAGTTTCTCTGCCAGTTGTTCTTCCTGATTATCTGCACCTAAATGAACATGATAATTACTGCCCCTAGTCATAAGAAAATATTTAGGTTTATACATTTTCAAAAGTTTGGCAGCATCATCTAACTGTTCTCTCATTACTGTTGTCCAACTTTCACTGCCTATCTGTTTAGCATTGGAACCATCACAGGGTTCTCCATTCAATACTAGGATGTGAGGATTAGGAATTGAGTCTCTAACATTGCACCATATATCATATAGTTTCTTTTGTAACTTGTTGGGATTCCATGAACCACCTTTTAATTCTGGATTTGGTGAACATACTGAATAAGCAGATCCTACGTGGAGGTCGCTGAGGAAGAGTATATTTCTACTCTGCTTTGATCTCAAATAAATTGTCCCTTCTTATTTCTTTGTCTTGTGTGAGTATGTTGATCTGCATGACAATTAAAACATAATTCAATTGTGTTATCTAATGGATTATCTGAATCATAATTAAAATGGTGTAATGCAGTCCTATCTATTTCACCTTTATGAATTGAACGTTTACATATAGAACAAATTCCAGTTCTAGGTTCTGATTCTCCTTTCACATAAACACGTTTATCTCCAAACTTAACCATTCTCTTATTAAAATAATTACCCCACTTCTTATGAAATTCTGGAATATGGATAAGTCTATCATAACATTTAGAACATAACCAATCATTGGTGTTTGGTTTATGTCTCCATCTACTCCATCCTTGTGGATTCATATAAGTTGTGTTTGATCCACATTCAACACATTTTCTATCTATTGGTATAGTACAAGTTCCCTTCGGTCTTCCTCTGCACAAACAAAGTAGTTTAAATACTCAAACAATAAAAACATTATTTAAATACGTCACGTCTAGGTCGGTGGGGATAAGGACAATCCTGTCTTGTATGTTACCATACGATTTTACCCTCTGCACGCTAGACGGTGTGAAGACTCTAAGTAAAAAAATAAAATAAGAATTAATTAAAAAATAGGGGTTTGTTGGCTATCTATGCGCAACCAGCAATACTATCAATAGAATCAACCATATTATGATTAGGATTACTCCTACCCAAAATAATACTTGATCTAATGGATATGGTACTACAGGTATGTAACTCACTACTACTAGGATTATGCCTATTATTAGGAGTTCTAGTCTGTATATCATTCTGGTTTCTTTGCCTCTGCTTTTACCTGTGTTTCTACTGCTCTGTTTGCAACTGCGCCACTTATTCCAGTTCTCAAGTTGTCTACTCCTACGATTGACAGTGTTAATGATCCAATTAAGATCCATTGTGCTGTTTCATCTACTGCGTTTAGTATTCCTGATGCGTTTGCTATTGCTAACGCTATGCCTGCGAATACACCAGTGATTACACCCAAAACAAATTTCTTTGCTTCAAATCCTTCACCGCTCTTTATCCAGCCTACGAATGCACTGAATGCGCCTGCTCCTGAGAATATGAATACTGCTAATATCAGTATGTTTGTGTCCATGTTCTTACTTATACCTACCTAAACAAAAAATAAGGAAGTAATAAAAACATTTGGTTAGAAATTCTAAGCCTTAGATGCCGTATCTGTTGCTACTTTCTTGTCATCCTCTAATTTCTCTAGTTTTATAGCAGGTGCATCATTAAGTGCATCTGCTTTTGCCTTATCTAAATTGAACATATATCTGGCAATTTCTTGTTGAACTACTTTACTATCAACTATTGCTGAAGAATTCTCTCTAGTTATTTGTTGAACTTGTTTTGATTTGTCATGACTCATTTTTGCAACCAAACCACTACCTGCTGCCACAACTGTTCCTATTATTCCCATTATTGAACCTGTGTCAATTCCACCTTGTGTTGGTGATGCTGCTATCACTGTTGGCGCTTGTTGTAAAGGTACACCATTAGTTGGAATTCCTATTTCTGGCCCATATGCTTGGACATATGCTTTTTGTGGTAAATATTGAAAGTTTGGATTTGGTGCTGTTGGTGTTGGAGTTGGTACTACTGTTGGAGGAACGGGCGTTGGCAATGCTGCTGCTGGTTGGTTTGCTGGTCCTGTTGGAACACTAGCAGGCGGTGGCACTGTTTGTCCATAAACTCTATGTGACAATTGCCATAATATTATTGAGATACTAACAATTAAAATTAAAACTAAAATAAACCATAATATTGTCATTATTGTTATGCTTGATCACTCTCTGTTTCTGCATCTTTATCCTGCTCTGATTTAGTTTCTGCTGTTGTTCTACCTTCTCTATCTTTAGTATCTTCATGAGTTGTATCCGCTCTAGATGCGAACACTCCCTTATATGCTTCCTTTTCATGTGCTGTCGTTCTTTCTTCACCTGTTATGTATGGAGGAATTGATTTGGCTTCTGGTCCATATTGCATTGTTTGAAAGAAGTCTATTGAACGCTGCATTCTAGTTAGTTCATCCTTTTCCTGTTCAATATGTTGTATTAAATCTGTTTTTAATTGAACAACTTTGGAATCAATTTCACCCATTTTAGAATATGTTTTAACACTTGCTAGTTCAATTTCTCCTTTTAAAATTACAATAAGTCTATCAATGTGATCCTTCATATCCTGTTTAACATCTAACGCCAATGCTGCACTTTGTCCCGCTAGTTCTCTGGCTAGTACTTGCTCTTCTTTAATTTTGCCTCTGGCTACTGCTTCGACGTTTGCCTGTAAAGATTCTTTGGTTTCTATTACTTTATCCTTTCTTGCTGCTCTATAATAAAATTGTGTACCTACAACTCCACCTGCTGCAACTACTACACCAACAATTAAGAAAATAATATTATAATCCATTTTTATTTATCCAACTCTTGCAGTAGTATAATATACACTCATTGTTCTATTTGCGCCAGTTGTATTTTCCATATAAACCCAATACGCTAATCCTGTTGTACTTGCTGGAATATCTGTTGTTATATCTGTACTTACTCCATTGAAAATAAATCTAAATTTAGTATCTCCATGTCCATATATTTCAACTGGATAATGTGTTGCTGTTAATGCTGCCACTGTAGTATCATCGGAAACACCAGCACCTGATGCATCATTGTGATATCTGCGCCAGTTAGCATTAACTGCACTATCAAACCATAAACCTATTCCTGCTTTAGCATTTAATGGATCTGCCTGTGAAGTTGGTGCACTAGCATCTGCTACTAGTCCAACAAATACCCTGACATTAGTATTATGATTTAAATGCAGTTCTGCTTTAAAGTAAACATTTTGTAATCTATACATATGTTGTAAATCATATCTATGTCCTGCCAGTGAGTTGATAGTTGCACCAGTACTGTATGTTCTATAAAATCCACCACCTGAATCATTACCCTGTGCGTTTGAACCTGTGCCAACATTTATTGCGACAATTCTACCACTAAAGAAACCACTCGCTCCAATATCGGATGAACCATACCATGAACCATGTTTAGAAAAGTCTGGTCTTGTAAGTACATTTAATGCTCCATTATGTTTTCTATTCTGATCAATAATTAAAGTTGAACTACTTTGATTGATGAATGTTCCTGTATCTCCTGTTAATCTGCCGCCAACAATTAAAGTTCTAATTGCTGTACTTTTAATATTCATTTCTACATTTGCAGTTGTTGGATCCCATACCATACAACTTATGAAAACGTTTTCTGTACCATCAACATCTTTGAAACCATAAGTACCTGTTGATAAACTATTTTGTTGAACAGTAACATTGGTAAATGTATTTCTATGAATGTTGCCTCCCTGTTGATCAAATAATATTCCAATATTACAACTGAATAATTCAATGTCTTTGAAATGGCTTGATTCAACAAAACAACTCGTCGTAGTTTCTATTTCTATTCCAATATTAGCATGATAAATAACAATATCCTGAAATACACAACATGAGATATCATCAGTTCCTGCCATTTCAAACTTTATTCCTGTCCATAATTTGGCAGGTGTTCCCGCTTCTTCTATTGATAAACCTCTTATTCCTGTACCATCACCATAAGGCTGATCAAATTTGAATACAACTCCACTAAAACCATTTGGAACCAGTATCTGTACTCCTGTTAGCATACCATCTGTCATAATTTTAGTTTCTATTGGTACTAAGAAACCTGTGAATGCTCCTGATAAAATCCAACTTGTGTCTTGATCAGCAAAATAAACTGTACCCTTTGCGTTTAATGCTGCCTGAATTACAGTCTCAGCAACACTACCAGAACTAATTACAGTTCCATCATATTTCATAGCAGTATAAGTTGAACCTGATTTGAATAACATAGATGAATATTCTTTTTCTCCACCTGCTGCGCCAGTTACAGTACATGTTGCATCAAGTGTTTTATTGCTTAATGTCTCGGTTGCTGCATTAAATGTATAAGTATCATCTGCTGTTAATAATGGATAAGTTACATTTCTATTTGCTGCAATCGCACTTCCTACATTAACATAGGAAAAAGTATCTGCTGGATTTCTTAATTCAAGTTTTCCACTTCTAAAATATTGTCTAGTATTAATTTTTACAGGTCCAGTCTTGTCTACGTTGTTCAGATAATCTGCGACATCATCCCAGTCGTTTGCGTTTACTTTTAAGTAATTCCGCCGACTGTGTTGGCATCGCCAGGATCTGCATTAATTACCTTCTTTGGTGGAATCGTGCCCATTTAAAATAAATTATGTTTTTATTAACTAAGGAAGTATTAACTAGTATGGTGTTATTTCTCTAACTGAAAAATATTTAAAATCTACTTTACTTGCGCTATTTACACGAATCCAGCACCATTTTGCAGGACCTGGCCATATTTGATGCGCATTTATATCACCAGATAGATTATCACCTTTACCCACACAGTAAGTTAGAAATGAATCCCAATAAGTTAACGTTTCTGGTGGTAATGCTGCATTACTGCCATCAAACTCAAAAGATGTTGCAAGTGTCCACGTAGTTTTGTCACCATTGAGATTATTATAACCTTCAACGCTTACATGACCATTTGCCAGTGTTCTAGTAACCTGTTTGTATCCTATCCATTCATTATTGTTAATCGTGTATGGGTTTACTGTTGCATGACTTAATCCATATAATTCGTGTATTATTTCAATTCCAATGTCTACAAATCCTAATGGGTTTGAATTACCCCACCTTACAAAATAGTTTCCAAAACCACAACTCATTACATCTTCAACACCTTGTGGATTAGGATTAACAAATATATTAGTTGCAGAATAAGGTTCAAATCCTACTCCAAAATGATTGCTTCTACTTCTAAATTGAATACTACTTGTAGTTGTGTCTTTTATTTTAATAAATGCTGTCATTTCTGTATTAGTCCAGGGACCATTAACAAAAAGTCTGTATTCTCCCAACTGTTTTATTCTACATTCACCACATCTAACTGATAATTTACCTGAATAGGTCTGCCCTACTATGGTGCCGAAATTGCCATCTGTTGAATCATATGTTTGATTAGTTACATATCTAGGACCACCAACACCAGATTGCCAGTTGGAGAACCATTCAAGCCCACCACCTAACGTTGGATAAAGTTCAGTTATGCCAAACTGATCTAGAGTCAAGCGGCATTAATCACTTCTACCTGTTTATGTTTAACTACTGTATGAGTAGCACTATTAGAAACTGACATAGTAACAGTTACTCGCAAAACTTGATCAATAGTTGTGTCTTTTGTAGTGTCTGCACCTTCTGAATCAAAATTCCCTGAAAATGCAGGTGGAGAGGTATTGGTATCACTTGATATATCTCCCAATCCTGTTGTTGCTGCGCCAGTATCATTAACTCTTATCATACCTGAACATCCTTGCGCACCTGTGGCATTTTTATTAAACACTTCTCCTTGTATTCTAAAAGGTATTTTGGTTGCTGACTGTGCTATTGTTGGACTAACATCAGCCCACATTGTAGTTCCACCAAACTTTACTGCAAACGTATAAGTTGTTCCAGTTGCTTGGTTTTGTAAAAGATAGCCAGTAATTAGGAATCTAGCAGAACCGTTAGGGCACATATCATTTCCTACAACTGTATAATTTAGTAAATCGGTTTCTGCCGCTGTCGTATTAATATCAACCGTAGTACCTGACTGAACACCAATGCCTGTTCCTGAAGATGCTCCAACTGCATCCGTTACATCACAAGTTGAATCAAGAACTTTATTGCTTAAAGTTGCCGTAGCGTATTGTGCTATTAAATAATCGCTATCAGTTATGTTTGGGAGAAATAAATCAATTTCATTTATTATATTCTGTCCATGAATCCAGTATTTACTACCATCACCATTTGGTGTAAGAATATGTAATCTACCACTTCTAAATACCTGGTTGTAAGCAGGCGCATATGTATTTGCTTGGTCTGTTTTAACTATTGTAGCACCTGCTGCGCCAGTAGCGGCAGTAACATTACAAGTTGCATCAAGTGTTTTATTAGAAAATGTTTGTGTTAATCCTGTTACAGCAAATGTATCTGTTCCAGTCAATAAAGGTAAATTTAAAGTTCTATCTGCTGCCAGTGCTGCCGCAACTATATTATAAGAAAATGTATTGCCTGGATTTCTAATGTTAAGTTTACCACTTCTATAATTCCAATCACAATTAATATCTACATCATCAACATCTACACCTGAAAATAAATCTGAAACCTTATCAAGTGAGTCCCCTCCGTGGTGGTCAGCATCTCCACTATCGGCATTAATAACCTTCTTCCATACCATTAATAATATTCTAAATTTTATTAACTTAGGAACTATTGTTATGATAAAATCTACATCTTATGAAAGTTTTAGATGACCAGTTAGATTTGGCCCAATTCTTTGAATCATAAATTCGCTGGTATCCACCATATTGAATTTCTTCTATTCCTTCAATTGCACCTGGTTTATACTGACACATTTCTTTCATAATTTCTCGCTCGACATTTCCAAGTTGCAAATCTACATTGTCCCGCTCTAATCTTCTACTTGAAATATAAATTTCATATTCAATCCACACATTCCACATTCCTTTGTAGTTGGTTAGTCTTGTCATTGTTGTTCTTGTTGGTAATATTACAGCGGAATATGGTCTAAAGAAATCACGCAAACCTGATTTAATACTAAAGAAACTCATAGGTTAGGATCAACTCCTGACGCACCATACTTGATAATTATGTAGTCTTTTAACCTCTTGAGCATTGTTGGAATTTGGAAGAATGTTTTTAGTTTGTCTAATGCATCTGTTATATCTACAGTTTCTATTAATGGTCGAGTTCCACTAAATCTCCTTTGAATACTATCACTGATTGTAACATTTTCAACCAATGTTTTTACTACTGTTCTAAGTTTGGTTAATGATTCACTAATTACTGTATTCTCAGTTAATGTTCTAACTAGTCCTCTAATTGTTGTTATACTTTCACTTATTATTGTTGTCTCTAAAATGGGCCTGTTTGCTCCTAGTATCCTGTTTATTGATTCCGTTATTGCTGTTGTTTCTGATAATGCTCTAGTACCTGTGAATGCTCTGGTTAATGATTCTGATAAATTAACAGTTTCACTTAATGTTCTTACAAAGTTACCAGCGCTTTGTTTGATATAACTTAATACATCTGATATTGCTGTAGTGTCTGATAGTGCCCTAATTGCAGCAAGCATTCTATTGAGAGTTTCACCTATTGAAGTATTTTCTGTTAATGCTCTAGTTGCTGCTAATAATCTGGTTAATGTTCCACCTGTTACAGTTATTGTTTCCGTTGCGAGTGTCCTACTAAATGCAACAATTCTATTAATTGAATCACTTATTGTTGTAGTTTCTGTACTTAATGCTCTAGTTGCAGCAACTAAACGATTAAGAGTTTCACCAATAGTTGTTGTTTCTGTTGCTAATGCTCTAATTATTCCTCTAAGTCTTGCTAATGAGTCACTAACTACTGTCGTTTCTGTTGCTAGTGCCCTATTTGCTGCTAATAGTCTGGCTAGAGTTTCGCCTATTGTAATTGTTTCAGTGGCTAACGCTCTAACTATTGTTTTTATTTGTGCTAAACTATCCGATATTGTTGTAGTATCTGATAGTGCTCTGGTTGCTGCTAAAAGCCTAGTTAATGTTTCACTACTACTAGTAGTGTCAGATAATGCCCTTGTTGCGGCCAAAAGTCTATTAAGTGAAACTTCTGTTATTGTTACTGTTTCAGTTGCTAATCCTCTAACAAGTCCTTTAACTCTTACAAGAGTTTCTCCAATAGTTGTGGTTTCAGTAGATAAAGAACGATTGGCTGCTAATAATCTGGTTAATGATTCTGTTGAATTTGTGGTTTCTGGTAATGCTCTAACTGCTGCAAGTGTTCGAGCAATTGATTCACTAGATGTTACTGTTTCTGTTGCAAGTGCTCTAGGAAGTCCTTTCACTCTTACTATACTTTCAGAACTTGTTACTGTCTCAGTTGTAAGTGCTCTATTTGCCACTGTCATTCTATTCAATGTTTCAGTACTGGAAACTGTCTCAGTTGCTGGCGCTCTAATTGCTGCAATTAAACGATCAATGGATTCTGATAAACTTACAGTTTCAGTTGTTAAAGTAACTGTATAATTATTAGAAGTTGTTAAGTGTGTATGAATTCCTATATTGGTTGGTGTTACAGTATGGGATCCTGACACTGATGGTACTACTAATCTAAAGTTTATTTCATCACCTGCTGCTACTGTAACGCTATGAGTGTTATCGGCAAATAATCCAGTTAGACTTCCAGTAATAGAAACTGTTACTGCTGTGCTTGCTGCACCTTGTCTTAAATCACAAGTTGAAGCAAGAGAAACATCATTCTGCGATATCATTACTTCCATCTGATCTAAAACAAATGGTTCTCTTGCTTTCATCTGATTTGTTGATTCTGTGCTAGCAGCGTCACAACTACCTCCTAATGGATAATATGTCGTCAGTGCATCAGTAATTGCTACACCTACAGGTTTTCCAGTAAACGAAAGTCCATCACCATTAGTAGATACAAATTCAACTTTCATCGTCTGAATAGTTATTGTATCTGCTCCTGTTCCTGTTGTAACACTCCAATTCCAATCCTCGGCTGCACTCACTGTATCAGTGCTAGATGTATCCTCATACCAACCAGCAGCACCCCCACCAGTTACAGAAACAGAACCGTTTCCATTTGCTCCATTTTTTCTTATTCTAACTGTTGTTGCTGTTGCTCTATTTGCTGAAACATAAACACCAAAATTTTTAAATGTGCCTGCTTTGCGCATTCTGCATTTTTGGAAAGTTTCAGTAGTTGTTGAATTGCCAGAATATCCTTGAATTGGGAAAAACCATGTTGTTGATGCAGTAGTTGTAGTAAAAGGACCAGTATTTCCTAATACACTAACCGTGTTTGTAGTGGCACTAAATATTGTGGACATGACACGAAAGTTTATACTGCCTCCTGCACCTGTGACAGTTTGCATACAGAGTTTATCTCCTGCTGCCACTGTATCAGTTCCGCTAGTATCCTCAAATTCACCTGTAGCAGCAATACCAATACTTTGAGATTGTCCACCATTACCTGCATTTTTTCTGGTTCTAATTGTGGATGCTCCAGTAGTTGCATTTGTTAATACTCTAGCATAAAGTTCTGAAAGAGTTCCAGCAGTTTGGAATTTTATATCTTTATTGGCTTCTGTTGTTGATTTGTCAAATAATACTCCTGATAAAGCATGGTATTCTGTTGTTGATGCTGTTGTCGCTGTTCCACTAGTAGTATAGGAACAAATAAGTAGTGTCTTTGCCATTAAGCGATCAGCACCTTCCCAGCACCAAAACGAGTGTTAAGGAAGGTCTGAATACTATTTTTTTGAGCAGTCGTTAAAGTTATACCAGTATAAGAGATGGTTAAAACTCTATTTGGTGCAGTTCCAGACCATGACCATGAAAATGTTATTCCGTTTTTAAGTTGTCTAGTTCCATTTACTATATCATAAAGACTGGTGGTTGGTGAATTATCTAATATATGTTGGTATGCTTGATTCTTTCTAGGGTTTTCTTCAAAAACTGCATTCCATCTATCTTGATCAGTCGCTAAAACGGTATGTGCTGGACATTTATTTATATAATTTGCTAAAGTATGCGTCCTTGTTGATTCTGGTTGAGTATCATCCCATGAATATTCTATAACACATGAACAAGTGTCTGGACTATATCTAGTAATTTTGGTGACCATTCATATTTGTCACCCTAAGTTTAGCGTCCACGTAACTTTCAAAGTGTCTCCAGAAATCAAAGAAGCATCTGTACCAAATGCCGCTTCATGACATAAAGTAGTTGAAGATGCATTATTAAAAAGTCCTGATACATGAATAAGGTTGACAGTTCCGCTGGCAGTAAATGTATGTTCTATTACTGTGCTATTGGTTCCACCAGAATGTGTTTTAGTTGTAGCATCTGCCCTTGTAAATCCTGAGGCTGCAAGTTCAGTACCCTGTAAAGCAGTATGAGATGCGCTTGGTGCAGTTGTATCCGTAGTAAGTGCAACATATCCTGCTCCCCTTGTTCCGTTAACTGTATTAGTATAACATTGGGCATGGAATAAATCTCGTCCAGCATTAGTAAGTAAATTTTTCTTTAAATGCGATACATAAAATGATTCTCCTGTGTCCTTTTTAGTAACTATTCCTGTAACATATCCGCCACTTGTTTTAAATTTCATTATTATCTACTTATTGCTCGCAATTAGGACATTTTAGAACTATAACATTAGCATCTTCTGGTTTGTTTGAATGCATTCTTTCAACAAATCTTTCTGGATGTGTTGGAAGTGTTTCTTTATTCCACTGCCCGCATTTTTTACATTGTTGGGTAACTTCTAGTTCATGTTCTTCCTCACTCATATGTTGGTCCCATTTCTTTACAGACATTGTTTCAAATTCGTGGATATAACAAATAAAAGCGCCTCCTTCAATACTCATGATGTATCTTCCTTTTCATAAAATACTTTAATGTGAACTATCGAGCGCCAATCACTTTTGGCATAAGAATCACGTGCACCATAAACCCTTTCTGCCGAAACGTTATCATCATAGACTAGATCCTTGATTCCTGTTATCTCATTAGGAATATAGTTTTCTATTATTCTCTGTGTCTCTGTTTCCATATCTTCTAGTTCTGGATCCATATCAATTGCATCTCTCTGTATTCTTTTCATTCTCAACATGATATCCAAACCTGTAGTAAACACAAATTTACCTGATATTTTCTCTAAAGGAGTTGTCCTAGTTTGCACAATTGCACATTCATATGGTCGAAAGAAATCTGGAAAACCTGCCTTAAATGAAATGGTATCTGGTTCGCTCTCGTAGTCGGTCTGCATAGTTGTACCTTTTGCTGGACTGCTTGCAGTCCATTTATCATAAATGTATTGTATTATAATATCTTCGAAATCTTGTGAGAAATCTGCATTAAGTTCTGGTACTACCCAAGACATTAGAAACTCTCTGTGTCTGTCGAAGTTGAACCTAATCTGTTTGGTGGTGCATTTGCTGAGTCTAAACCCCAGCCTTTGTATTCTGTTCTCTCAATCAAGAATTCTGTTTCGCTGGTGTCAGTGTCCATGTTCTCAACAATTCCACCCTTGCCAATTAATAACATCATTGCATCGTTGCGCATTGCCTGCCAAATTGGAATCGTTTCAGTGTCTCCATAATGCGCTATTATGTCGGCAGCAACCAACCTAGTTTCTATTAATTGAAGTGCGCCATATTCTCTATCTGTTATTGCCCAATCATCTTTATCTGTCATCGTGGCAATGAATGAATATTCTTTATCTTGAAATGATTGAATTTGAGTATCATTAAAATCCGCTGTTACAACATTGCGTGCTAATCTGCGGCACTCTGTTGTATCTGATAAATGAGTCATTAAATAAATTATTGTTTATTTTAAAATAGGGAACTAATGAGTTTAAATAAAGTGAATCCTATCACTATTGAAACAGATATTATTATTCCACGTAAAAACCACTTATCAAAGTTTGAATCACCTAAACCAACACAAGGAGGACTAACCATCTGGTGGTGATCCATCTTCCTTGCATATAAGACTTATTGGCCTGCCATTATCATCATACCTATAAAACCCTTCAATGTCTTTTGGCAACCATGTATATTTTTCCATGTCCTGCACGTACATTAATGCTGTTGATTTAAAGAACTGTCTTCTTTGTTCCTCACAATCATTATTAAATGCCCATCTGTCCCTAATGTCTAATTGTTTTGGAGTTCTTAGAAACGAATTAGTAGTTATTCTAACACCATCAATAGTATGATCTGAACTAAATATTCCTACCTTTTGTAAAATTATGTCTTCATCTGTTGCATCTTTTGGACACCAATACCAGTGGCAATCCATACAATAACGCTGCAATCCAGGATTTCTATGTATTCTAACATATGGCCGCCATGAATTTTCCCTTACTGCGTTGTATGCTCTGCGCCATACTTTGCCAGAAGGTATCCATGACTTCATTTTAAATATTTGATAGTCTGGAAATCTTTTGGCATATCTCTTTAGGTTCTTCCAAAATAGTGGCCAGTTCTGGTGTTCTGGACTAGGATAAATTATGTCATCTGTATCCCATACTATTAACCAATCAATTTTATCTTCACCTGCTAGATCTAAATAATGCTGGCGCATATAGGGTTGAAATGTTGGTTTGTATCTATGCACTTCTGCATTTGGATATTTCAAGAATGCTTTCTCAGAGTTGTCTATTGAATAATCATGGTCAACTTCAAAGTTGATAAATCTGCCATGTATTCCATACATTTTATCGAATTGTTTATAGATAGGATCCAGTCCTCTTGGTATCTCTTTCTCTGAATCTAAGAAGCACATTCCTAGTGCTACTTTACCAATGCCGTCAATCATATTATATTAATTTTACAGTTATCGGGATTAATGAAGTCTTTTATATGATGATTTACCACTGTATCAAAACTTAATGTATCTGCTTCCCGTAGTGTAACATAATCCATACTATCTATTAATTCATGACTTCTATCATTTTCATAGACAAGTACATTTATTATATTTTTTGAACCTTTTTCTGTTTCTTCAATTGAACTTTCTAGATGTAATGTTATCGGATATCTAGACATATTTGTAATTATAAATTTATCCACTACTTTCATACGAATGCACTCAATCCTGTTATATGTTTACCAACTATCAACTGTTGCATCTGATAACTACCTTCATATGAATATAGTGCTTCTGCATCTGTGAAGAATCTGCCAATATTATAATCAATAGACATACCATTGCCGCCGAATATTTCTCTACCCCATGATACTGTCTCTCTGGCTTTACTAGTGGTAAAGGCTTTGGCTAGTGCTGCTTGTGCATCATTGAATTCTATCTGCGATAACTGAAACATCATACATTGACATGCAGTAACATTTGCCAACATTTTTACTAATAGGTCTTGAATTAGTTGAAATCCTGCAATAGGTTTACCAAATTGTTCCCTTTCTTTTGCATATTTTAACGCATGTTCATATGCTCCCATTTGTAAACCAGTTGCTTCCCATCCTACTAAGTATTTAGTGTATCTTAATATGTCCTTGAAATTTCCTTCTAGTCTGTTGTCTTCTGAAACTCCAATTTTATCTAATGTAATCAATCCATTTTGGCACACCTTTAAACCAAATTTATTCTTAATCTTTTCAACTTCATAATATTCAACTATGAAACCTTGAATACCATCATCTGTTTTAGCCCATATTATGGCTATATCCGCCCATGTTGCATTACCTATCCATTTCTTTTGTCCATTTAGAATCCAATTATTACCTTTCCTCCTTGCTGTTGTTTTCATATCCAGTATTCCAGAACCAACATCTGGTTCAGTTAATGCAAAACAACCTATTTTCTCAAACCTTTTAAGAGAAGGTAACCATTTCTTTTTCTGTTCATCTGTTCCTAGTTTCTCAATAGTGCCAATTACTAGACCATTTTGTATTGTGTAGAATGTTGCAATTGATGGATCTACTCTTCCCATTTCCATTGTAATTAAACCAGTTAGTAATGGACTTCTATCTATGATATCTAATTCTTTGAGTCCTTCTAATATGCCAAGTGGAAATCTATCTGCCATCCAATATTGATTTATTATTGGTGCAACTTCATTCTTCATAAATGTACGTACTGATATTATAGTATCCTTATCAAGAAAATTGTTATATATTTTATAGAAGTCCATATCATTTTAGTTTCCTTGCTGGGTTCCCAACCCATGTAGTACCTTCTTCAATAATATCTTTAGTGACCACCGCGCCCATTCCTATTGTAGTTCTATCTGCAATCTTAACACCTTGTTTAATCATACAATTCATTCCTAGAAAACATCTGTTGCCTATTGTACAACTGCCGCCGATAGTAGTACCAACTGCAATTAAACAATACTCACCAATTTGGGTATTGTGGCCAGTGTGTACCATGTTGTCCAATTTCGAACCTTTGCCAATTATTGAATCACGCCATGAACCTCTGTCAATACAACAACATGCGCCTATCTCTACATTTTCCTCAATTATTACTCCAAATTTATGTTGTTTTCTTTTTAGTGGAATTTTATATTCACTGCTGCCTGCTTTTGTTTCAAATCCAAATCCTGACATTCCTATTACTGTGAATGGTTTTACCTGAACAGTTTCATGAATTCTTATGTACTCTGGTTGGGTTGCTCCAAATTTTGTAGACATTTATTTTATTTTATCTCCTAATTCCATTCCGATATTTGCAAGCCAACACGAAATTACTATAATTGTTAAAGTTATGCTACCACAAATCATGATAAGAATATCATCTTTAGTAATTTTCATTTATTTATTTTTCTCCCCTTTCCATAATAAGTACAAAACTGCAAAACTCAATGATAACATCCATCCTAAATTTATCCAATCTGTAGAATCAACCATTTCATTTCCCCTCAAATATAATCCTCTCTGGTTTCTTTCCAACTTGTATCTCTTCTACACTACGCCTTAAGTGTTTTGTTCTTGCTTTCAAATTACAATACTGATCTATTCGTGCATCATACAAATCTAATGCAAATGTTGCGTCCATGCAACAATCTTGGTCTCCTCTAAACATTACTTGTTCTAGCACATTTCTAGGAATTGAACAGAGTGCGAACCCTGAGAATTTCACCTTAATTATCGCAATACCATCACTTAAAAAAGTGTTGATATGTTTGGCTGGAATAAAGTTAAATGATTCATAGGTTGCCGCTCTTGGTGGATCATAACAAAGTGTGTATGATATACTTGTCTCATTAATTTGCTCCCAATTCTCTTTTATTGTATTTATGCACCAACCACTTATGACTTTATCATTTGCTGATAGTAGTAAAAATTCAAGTGCTGCCTGTGTTGCTAGTAGATCATCTGGATGTATGATAAGGTGGGTATATTCATAATGTCTTAGAAACCAATCCCTTGCAGTAACATATGCTTCTTCTTGTGGATAATATTTGAGCCACAATTTATCTATCTTTAATTTGTCCACACTTTCTTTAACTTCTGCTATGTCTCTTGGGCTAGGCAAAAATAATAAGGGTTTCATATATTAACCGTCATGGTTTCTTTACATTTAGTACATTCAAGTATTATGTATAGGTCATCTATGTTTGTAGTCGTTTGTTTCCAGTCGTGTTCACATTTCTTATCCTCTTTATTAAACATGGAGTCTAGTATCATAGGTCCTTCATATGTTTCTTTTCTCAGTTTATCAAAGGTTTTCATTTTATTTTTTATCATCCTGACGCGACAATCAAATATACTATGATTATCTACTCTCGGTATTATCATCTGACATTTGTCACATATCCAAACCATTATTTCTTATCCTTTTCACAATAACATTCGTCACACGTATCCCACTCCCATGTTGTATATTTCCGTCTATGTCCTATGTAACTACAGTTATAACATAACATTGTTATCATTTGTTGTTTATCATCATTTTCCAACGTGTATGCATACGGTGCAACGTTTATTGAACCACATTTAGGACATTTCATTTACTATTATCCTCTAGTTTTAAACCACAATAAGGACAAAACTCAAAACCATTATCCTCTAGAGAATTGCCTAATGAATCTGTGCAACCGCAATAATGCTCATATCTATCACAACAATATTTCACTGACATAAAATATTACGTCCTCCAGATGGATCACTTGTCAATACATACAATTCTTCATAAGTTAGTGGTTGTGTTATGTTGGGAATTAGTCTAATTGTATATCCTAGTTTCTTGATAAAGTCATAAACATTTCTTGGATCCACTCCATATTCTATTATTGATAATGGGTGGAATTCCATTATGATTAGTGGTTTATCTCTTTTCAGGAGTTCGACCATTCCTTTTAATGCGCCATATTCTGCACCTTCAATATCCATTTTAATTAGATTTATTCTTGGTAATGTGAAACTATCTAAATCCCTTGTTAAAACCTTTATACTTCCACCATTGCACCATTTTGATTTGTATAACCTATGCATTCCATGATCTGTATCACATAAATATAATTTTGTTCTTTCTCTGTTATCTGAAATTGCTACTTCAATCCAATTTACATTAAGAAGTTGATTCAATCCAATATTAGATACTAATAATTTAAAATTATTTGGTTCAGGTTCAAATGAGTAAACATGCTTACATTTTCTTGCCATGAGTATAGTGAAATAACCAATATTAGCGCCAATGTCAATACATATCCAATCAGGTTGTACTATGTTTTTTATGAATTTGGTTTCTTCTGGTTCGCAGAATCCATCATGTAAACCATTAGCCTCTTTATCTCTAACATACATTTGAAAACCTTCTATGTCAATTTTTTTCAATATACAATATTCAACTCCTTACAATACTGTACCAAATCTGTTTTAATTTGTTGCATCTCTCTTGCCATACTATCTTGTATACCAGTGTACAATTTATTTATTCCATCTATTCTATTTTTTGATTCTGATATCCACCATTCAGGATGAATTAATACTTGCAGTTTATCTTTTTTACCTATATGCTGGCACATACAACCTTCTCTCCAATTGCGCCCACTATCTGAAATATACTTCAATGGTAAATCTGCAACGTCCAAAATACCCTGATATGTTTCCTTTTTGGTTGCGCCAGGATAATGTTGCGAGCATGAAAATATTGCCTTGTTGTGTATCCTACTAAGTAAATCTATTTCATATGACATACTATATCTTGAATCATAATGCAACCCAATTTCATGTCCCATTCCATATATCTGTCTTATCATTTCAATACTCTTTGGTGCTAGTGCTGAATATGTAGATGAATGCATATAAACATAATATGCTGAATTAATACCTAGATCGTATTCTATGTTTGCGAGTTCGTATGCGTTTTCTATTGACCAATCTATGTCGTGCCTGAGTACTATTACTTTCTTTTGTTCTAATAGACCTATTGGTGGAACTATTGAATAATCTTTATCTCTTGCAAGTTGTAGACATTCTTTGAAGTGTTTTATTGTGAACCCACAATTCAACGGTTCAACCCTTTACCCTGTTTACTTATTTCCTGACATTCCTCAAATGTTGAGTCTCTGAACTGTTCTAATGAATAGGTATCGTCTCTGTTTGACTGTGAAGTTCTCACCATATATTTTACAATTTCTGGTGAATTAACTTGGTTTTCCAGCGCTTCATTTACTGCTTCTTTACTAAAGGGAACATCATATACTGGCTGCCAATTTTGGTACTGTGTTATTCTTTTTCCTTTAACTATTGTTGTTTGTGTTATTGGTTTGTTATGCATTCCTTCCAATACTTTAGTAGACACTAGATCGTTTCCTAGAAAGTCCTTTGCTAGCCATTCAACATGAGTAACTAAATATTCCTGCATTTTTCTAGTCTCTGGGTTTAGATCACGTCTACGTTCTAATTTGACAACTCTTCTCTCAATTGCACCTTTTGATAAGTCTACTTTGTTTAAGAAATCTCGGCGCAATCTTCTAAACAATCCATCGTCTAGAATTCTATTTACTGTGGTTATGTCTCTACCTTCTACGTCTTTACCTATTGAATCTCTGTTTAATCCTTTTTCTTTGAATAGTCTATAGGTTGGATGGTTGTTTTCAAATTCCTCTAATAAATCGCCTGATTGCGGAGGATAATAATTATTTTTCGTAACTTGTTTGTTTGCTGTTGGCATAAATCTAACTTATATTTAAGATAATAGGGAACTAATGGTACTCTACAATTTATTAACTTGAGCGCTGTAGTATATAGTAGGTGAATCAAGACATGACTGAAAAAGTATTAAGTTGGAGAAAGTGTTTAACCTGTAAACATAGAAAAGAAGGAATGTGTGGGAAGTGTGTGGTAGATACTATACAAAAATATGGGTTAAAAGTGACAATAGAAGATGAAGGATAATTATTATTTTTTAATAAAGGTTGAAGATGAGTTAATGGTTTTGTTCAGTGGAGGCTAATTAATTATCCTGGAAATATTGGAATTGTCATTACGCATGACATCTACATTTACAAGTATAATCTGTTTTTGCTGTACCTGATAGATGATAACAACATGTACAACCTGCTTCACAACAAGGACACATGTCATTAACCTTTTCTTTAATTGGTTCAGGTTCTTTAACTCGTGGTTTTGATGCTCTATCTAATTCTTGTTTAAGTTTGCTTGCTATTTGTTTAGGTTCTGATTTAAAATCAGATTTAGGTTCTTTAAAAGATTTTTTCTTAGAAGATTTATTATGTCCGAACATAAAAAAGATTGCCTTAAAAAACTAGGCTTGGATCCCTGTTACACGTGCAATGGCAGTGCCATCAACTATGAGACATTCAAAATGACTCTTAGTTACGTATTTTTCGGTTTCGGTGTCAGGATCTGTGACGGTATAAGCGCGAGTCGGCCCTCGGAAATTTTTACCAGCCATTGAACTATCAATAGCATATCCTTCTGTTAGTGTAGTCATAAGATTGTCAACTACCCAACGAACTCCTTCAAGTCCTGGTGCGCTTCTGATAGATTGGTTTATGTTTCCTGGAATTGCTTGAGGTGGTGTTACTACTGTTCCTCTCGTGTTGTAATTACCTATATATTCATAGTAAGGTAATGCATTGCTTAGGAATGTGTCAAAGTTTCTATTCTTTCCATTAAAGAAGTCGTATATCTTTGGCCACAATAATAGAGATGGATTGTATGTTGCTACTGCTGGCGTTCCTGTAGTTGCGCCGAAATCTACTCCCGTTTGATCGTTAGTTGCCGCAATTGCTTCGATTGCATTTCTTACAACTGTGTTTTCTGCTAGTGCTCTTTTACCTTGTAATCTATTTATAAGTCTACTATATTCTGCGTCTATTCCTGATATAATTTGTCTTGCCCTATCAGTAATTGCTACTGCTCCACCCATCTTTGGTACTTCAACAGTTACTTCAGTTGCTGCTCCAAAGGTTGGCTCTGGACTCTTGCTTTCTGGTAGATTGGTAAAGTAAACTAGGTCGTCAGTGAATGTTCTATATCTGCCTGTTAGTGTTGATGTGGCTACGTCTTGGAATATTTGTGATAGAATGCCGTTTTGTGCTGGCTCTTCTTGCGTTCCTAATAGTGTAGTTGCATCTTGTAATATTGTGTATTCTTTGCTGGTAATGATAGCGGCTGCTTTTGATCTATCGCCTGTTTCTCTTGCCTTGCTTATGCCAGAATAATACTCATTTGCTAAATCTCCGAAATTGGTTTCTTCAGAACCATTGTTGTAAAATACTTCTGTAAGTTTTAGTGGATCGTCTGATTTTGCACTTGCTGCAAGTGAATATGCTTTTGTGTTTACTATTGGATTTTTATACTCATAAGAATCATCTAATGCACTCAAATCATCTTGATAAATGATTTTATCAACTGGGTTGAGAATTATTGGATTCTTATATTGTTTCGTTAATATGTTACTCATGACTATTACTGATCTCCTGATAATCTGATACGTGCTGCTTGTCCTACTGTCGCATCTGTCGGTGGTTCGCCTGTTCCTGATCCTTCACCATAATGTCCTACATAGTGACCAATTACTTTGCCTGATGTCCATATCTTGGCAGTTCCACCATTACCAAATGTTACTCTGGCTCCTGGTTTCAATGTGTCTCCTGCTTCAACATAAACTTCTGCACCTTGACCTGTTAGAACAATACAATTAGCGCTTGAATCGACATTAACGCCCTTGCCCCAATACAACTTGGGAACTACTCCGCCCCTGCCTGTTCCTCCACTGGTGGCTACTGCCCATAAACCAGATGAATTGGTTAATTCTACAACTCGGCCAGTTGCTAGTGCTGATCCGCCAGTTGTTGCTTTCTTACCTGCTTCTAATGCTCTATCTAAATCGAAAATTGATGGGTAGGCTACTACTCCAAATAAATCTGCTGCTGCTTTAGTCAATTATTAATATTCTCCTCTCATTAATCTGTCAAACTTTATTACTTCATTCACAGTTTTAGGAACTACTTGTTGGGTTTCCTGTGTTACTGTTGGTTCTTTTGGTAGTGCGGCTGCTTTTGATTTTGATTTGTTTTCTTCAATAGTTTTAGTTTTAAGATCTTGTTCTGCTTGTGCCTTTGCTTCTTCTACTAGAGAAGGTAAGACATGGTTAGTTACATCTCCGTAAAAATCGTTTAATATGTTCACGTCAGCATTGAAGTATTTTTCGATAAGTGTTTTCTTTAATGATTCATCTTTGACTGACTTGAATATTGTGTTTAATTTGGTAGTTTTATTTTCATTAACTAATTGTGCTAATTGTTGTTTTAATTGTTCTTTCTCTTCCTTTTCTTTTAACAGAGTTTCATGTTGTTCTTTAGTGAGTGATACAACATCTTCTTTTTTCTCTTCTTGAATTGGTTTTTGTGCTGGTGTAAGTTGCGGAATTTCCTGTATTTGAGTACTCATTATAGGAGTACTTTCATTTTGAGAAACTAAGGAAGTAATTGAAGCGGCAAGACTGGCATCTTCTTTATCACAAAGTGCTGCTGCTAGACTTTTGTCACATGCTGGTTTATCTCCCTTACAATATTTGTTAATAACTGCTTCTTGACCATATGCGCCTTTAGGTACAAGAGATAATGATATTCCTTCCCATTTTTCTATATTATCTTCTGGTCCCGTAAAGTGCCAAATGTGAGGACTAACAGCAAATGGAACCCATGTTTTAGCACCATTTTCTAATAATGCACTTGCTGCTTTAGAATCAACAAGTTTGATATTTGCAGTATAAAATACATCATCTGTTCCATCATTGTAGTTATATGGTTGTGAAATTGACTCGATAATACCATGCGTATGTTTTTTGTATTCTTCTAGTAATCCATCTTTTGAATTAGCGAATATGTGCCCTTTTTGTGTTTGACTTGATAAGTGTTCGGGAATAATTACAAATGGTTTTCCAACAAATGACTGTATGTTCTGCGCTATTGTTTCTTTACTTATGCGCCAACCTGCTTCATTTGCTTTTGTACTAATAAGAAATGTTTTAATGAAATGTCCTTGTTCGTTGGTGAAGGATTCAGTTTGTGGTGGTTCGAGTATTTGCAATACAATTATAATTCCTTAAGTTATAAAATAGGAAGTAATTACATGCCTCTATGGTTGCACCTATGGGTGGTTTATTGGTTTACAGTAGCCTTTCTATGGAATCAGATGTTTCCTAGTGGTAATAAGTTAAATGAACATTTACCATTTTAGTTTAGTTTGCTGCAACAAGGGTTTAACTCTTGCTTTAGCAATTTGTAGATATTCTGGATTAAGTTCTATTCCTATGCATTCTCTATGCAAGTTTACAGATGCTAGATAAGTAGTGCCTGAGCCTATGAATGGATCTAGTATTAGATCGCCTTCTCTACTACCCATTGTTATTAGATAGGAAAATAGTTTTAGTGGTTTAACTGTTGGGTGGTGGTTTTGTGCTTTTTGTCTTATCTCTTGTTTAGTTTCACATTTACAAGTTTGTGATGTTCCAGATAAAATCAATAAACCACATTTGGCACATTTCATATTATTATTATGTGGAATTTCTTTTAGTGGTAAATCTTCACATCCTTTATTCTTCTCACTCTTTGATGCTTTAGGTGTAATTATAAAAGGAAATGTTTTATTCTCACTCCAACTATCCAAAGAAAAATAACGAGAATAAGAACCTGAATCTGAATAGTTACAATTATCTTTGTTTAACATACTGTTCTGATTCCAACCTTTCTTTATTGGGAGATTAGGACCAGTAAATCCAACAGCACTAGATTTTGTTATCTTCCCATCATTTAATACATCATCACTAACTAATAGATTGGCTGGAAATCTGCCTTTTTGATTTTCTGGAAATTGTTTATAATCTTTATGCACCTCTCTTTCCCATCCTAATTTTCCCATATGGGATTTTTTATTTAATCCAATATCCGAATACCAGCCAGCATCTTTATCTTGTTCACTCTGATATGGAATACGACAATCATCTAACCATGTTAATGTTTTACCTTTTGATATGACTAAGATAATTTCTACTGCTGGTTTTGGTTGAAATCCTACATATGCACCTTCCATCTTTTTTGCTTCATCTGTTGCTGGTTTTGTGATGTTCCATTCTCTACCAAAATCAAAACTAGCATAATTAAATGAGCGTTTATCTTTGCCTACGATTTCCCTTTCTGCCTCTGTTCTTTCTATTAGTTCATCAAATCGGTTATCCAAGTTTAATTGTTGTTTTAGTATTTGCCATTGCCCCATCGTTGGCACATTATAAGCCGCTTCCCAATTTGTAACACAACCACCATGATTAATTCTATCTGGTGATGTTTTGAAATGTTCGCCTAGTTGTGTCATTGTTAAGTTTGCTTCTAATCTCCTTTGTTTAAGATAATCTGCCAATTCTTTATATTGTTCTTGTGTTCTACCATTCTTCTTATCAATGAGTTTACTAACATTAGCCGCTTTAGGAAATCCACTTGCATAAGTCCAATAGATAGAAGTGTAATTGGTTCTAAAGCCAGCATCTTCAAGTGAGATAATCATTCTGCTTAATACATCTTGTCTTGGTGAACACATGATAAATGCTAACTTACCTTCCTTTAATACTCTGAAACATTCTTTCCATATGTCTAAACTAGGAAGTGCTTTATCCCAGTCCTTACCCATGAATGATATACCATAAGGCGGGTCTGTTATGAGTAGATCAAAAGTGTTGTCTGCAAAGTTGGATAAGACTTCAGTAGAATCACCTCTTATGAACATTAGAAATCAGAACAATCGTATGTATATCCGCAAGTGGGACAAAATTGTTTACATGACCTTAATATTAAAACATGATCACATCTAGGACAATTCATAGTGTTTTAGCCTCTTCAATATGCTTGCAGTTGCCAGTGAATATAAAACCCCTACAATCGCAACACCAGCCTTTTCTATTTGAATTATAAATCATATAGTTGTCTTTGTAGAATGTTCGAGAATCTAGTTTAATCATTTAACTCTTCTTTTTTTCCTTTTATGATAGTTCCATCCTCTAAAACAAATTCCCACGAAACTGTCTTACCATCTGAGACTAATACAATTGGTTCCCATGAATAGCGGCTTCTCTCTCTTAGATGATTATTCCATTCTATATGAAATGATTTTACTTTATTCATCTTCTAGTTCATCATCTTCATTCTTCACACCTAAGTTATACAGACACTGACAGATAAACTCTATGATGTTGATGCGAGGAAAATGGATATAGATAGAACCATCCTTGAGTTCTTTATAATTATACTTGCGCCTCTTTTTATGTAGTTCTTCGTGCATTGCTATACATAAAGGATCATCTAGTTCTGGAAAGCCTGCATCGCATATTGCCTTCATTAACCTAAACAGTTCCTTATCTTTTGCTTCAATTATAAAATTTCTTTCTGAGTATGACGTGTATTTTATTCACTTTGTTGTTTATTGTGAAGTAAAGTAAAGTTGGTGCATGTGCATATTGGTGCACATAGCCGAAAACCCCAAAAATCATAATCATCCTCTTCTTCTTCTACGTGGATACAACACAGATCACCGCTTGCAAACTTCCAATGTTCTTCTTCTCTATGGCCGCACTTACATATCATTTAGTTGTTAAATTAAAACTAACTATAATAAAGTTATTGGAAGATATCCCACTTGTTCGAAACTGGGTAGATGAACAGATAGCAAAGTACCGTGAGCAATTGGGAATTAATAAAACTGTTTATGTTTTTTATAATTTGGAGGATATGCCTAAAGATGCCCAAAAAGATAAAACAGTAAGAAGTTATAAAAAATATGCTGCGGTTACATGTGTTGCTGATAATACCAATAAAAAACCACATTTGATGATTATAGATTTAGAGTGGCACAAGTCATTTAAAGGGTTGGAAGATACAATAGCACATGAATTACTACACATAAGATTTCCTAGATTGTCACATGGCGAGATATTCTGGAAGAAGTTGGGTATGGTTCTTTGTGGTAAAAGGTATAAGAGGCGCAAAAAGTAAGATGGATTGGTTATATGTCTTAACTGGTATTGCTGTAATGATGGCCACCATGACCACAATATGGTTTACTGTGAATAGACAAGATAGAATATTTGATAGAATGAGGGATAGGTTTGATGATGATAATGGTGGAATTAGACATTGACTTTTGTATGTTGTGAAGAATTCGCTAATTTCTGTGCAGAAGAGGACTTTACACCTGAAGAGATAGCACAGGAATATGATTTTAGAATATGTCCTTTTTGTGGTTTTAAGTTATCCATGTTGTGCTAATTACCATATAACCTCATATATGAATAATAAACTTGTTGCAAGTCTAGTTTATCATGTCCGCATTTGTAACATTTGTTGAGATCGGCAGCACTTCTAAAAATATATGATTGCTGGTTTCCACATCTGCGGCATACCTTTTTGAAACATGATGGGCATCTAGGATACACTTCTTGGTTGTATTCTCGAGCGCAAATCATACACATAAAGTGCTGCTGACAATAGTTATACTTTCTTATCTCTGCTTTCCAGTCTTGTTCGTTAAATGTTGAATCGTAGAACTGTCCATCTTTTGTACCTTTAGTCATGCATCTATGTATTGAAAAGTCAGGATTGAATAGCATTCTCTTCCTATTTTCATATCTGGCATCACCTTGTTCATCTTTCCATCTGATATCTTTACCGCAGTGATTGCAATGTTGGAAACAACCTGTCCTTTTACATTCAGGACATTCATACCTATTTTTGTAAACTTTAGGTTTAAACTCCACTGATATTAACACCAGCACCTATTATATTTGCATTTAGTATTGAAGGTTGTTCGAATTCATTTACTAGTGGAACTAATAGACATCTGCAATGGTTGTGCAGTGGTGGATCTGGAATATCAGGATCTGAAGAATCATAAACTTGTCTATTGAGTGGCGAACATATTTCAGGATCCACTTTTGCGTCTTCACTTGTTAAGAACATCACTTTAGTATCTATTCCAAACTGCATTGGTACTGATTCTGCACCTAACAACATCTGTTCATTTGATATTAACTGTAAATTTGATAATTGTTCGAGTTTAGATACTGATGCAGTGTTGAATGCATTGAAGGTTGCAAATGAACCTAAACCCAACATTGCTGCTTGAATGTCGAATTGTGGTTTTAGTTCTAGTTCACTCTCTTTATTTACTATAAATTCCTGTTCTCTTAAATGAAGTCTGCCTGATGTTTTCCAGAATTGGTTGCTTACTCTATCACTTACTTGTTGGATATTTTGAACATCTGTTACTGAAATAAAATCAACAAAGTTTGTACTGATGTCTGATATTTGTCTTGTTACTATCTTGTTTCCAAATAGGTATGACTCTTGTACAGTTTTTCTAATTATGTTTCTAATTGTTGTTTCGTATTTTGTTCGCAAAGATTCAGTTGGAAGAGGTGAACCCTTTATATTGGAATTGTAAAATGAGTTTAGTTTTCTACTTAATGAGTTTTCTATTCTATTGAGTTCCTGCCTAATTTCCTTATCCGTCTTTTTGATATTAATTTTTTATCACTTTTGAACATTTGGATTACTATTTGGTTGTTGGGGTTTATTCTTATTAAAGTTATTTGGTTTATTGTTGGCCTGTTGCTGTTGAATGTCCATCTGTGTCTGAACTAATACTGCCTTATTAATTTCATTTTGATCATTTTCTAGTCTTGCTGCAATATCATCCCTATCAATGTCTTTTGCTGTGTCAACATTTGAAAATACCATCATGTTTTGTAGCATTTGGTCGGCTGTTATGATATCTTTTCTTGTCTCAAAGTTTATATCTTGGAATGTTGCTTTAATGCGTATTGGTGCGCTTATTACGTCCTTTGCTTCAATTCCTAAATGATCTGCCAATATGGGGTCGTACCAATAATTTTCGAGTATTCCTTGAAGCCATGTCCTATATCTTTTCAAAACACCTTCTTTGTAGACCTGCATAACTTGTGATGCAGTGGCAAAGTTTGCTGTATCTTCGAATAACATGAATAATGGAAGGTTCATACCTATCGACATATGTTTTGCCAACCCATTTATGACATCAATTAGTTTCATTGGATCTAGTGATAGATCTTGCACTTCTGATTTTAAATCTGGTTCATTGTGAACTAACCATGTGCCTGCTTCTAATTCTTCTTTGAGTTTCTTTATTGTTGACTTCTTGCTAGTACCAGCATACATAATACCGAATTTAGACCATGATTGCCTTGCAATTTCTGGCATATCTTCTGCAAGTATGACATCTATTACATTGGCTGCTTCTAGTATTGGCCATATTGCTGATAAACCAGAATAATTTGAATTATCTAAAACACTATAATCATCATTGAATGCTGGAATTAGTTCATCTGCATTGTATTTTTTAGGACCAGTTGAAGTTGCTTTACCATCATCATATGTTAAACCTTGAAATTGTCCAGTTGTTTCATCTGCTATAATATCTTTTATTCTCATGCTGGATAAGTGCATCAATGCTCTGGGTTCTTTTGTTCCAGGAAAGTTAATCTTTCTTAGTGCACCTCTACCGAATATTAGAGTGCTTGCAAGTAGTTTATCAGTTGCCTGATGAAGTCCAACCCTTTTGTTAAACCTGGTTAGTTTCTGCCTTAACTCTTTGAGGTTTAATGGTTTACCTGTATCTGGATTTGTTAAAGTATCATTCTTAATTTGTTCTTCTATCTTTTTAATTTCTTGGTCGTCTAACCCAACTGTAAGTTCATCATTGGGTTCAATTATGAAGTCTGTTCTTTCTGGATTTATGAAGAATACAGTTCTATCTACAATTGTTCGAACTATTCCATTATTGATATATGCTAAACCACATTGCCTTAGTTGGTCTGGTTTTAAGACAGTAACAAGATTATCTATTGATGCGCCTGCTAAACTCTTATTACCTGTAATTGGAGATTTGCCGCAATTACGTTTACTTAGACTTAAAAATACTGGTTCTTCTTTCTTATTGTTTAACTGTTTTACTTTTTTATTAATCTGTTCGATTTCAGGTGAATTATAAGGATAACGATCCCATGATGTTTGCACAAGTTTTATTATGAACTAAATAAATAAGGAACTAATAACTGCCTGAATCTTGAATTATTCTAACTTCTCCTTTCTCTTTTACTATATCTGGATCATCTATCTGGTGTATTTTGTTCGCTCTGCGCTTCTTACTCCTATGTTCAACACTTTTAAATTCAGATCCGCTATCAAATGGAGATTCAACAAGGTCGATAATTGGACCGTACTCAACTTCTTGTTTAACTGCGTATATTGGAATTGTACGTTTACAATTAGGACAGTATAGGAACATATCAACATCTGGTGGGGTTTGTTTGTAATCATCAAATTCGAGTTCTTTTAGTTTTGATTTAACTCCTACCTTTTCACACCATAAACAATATACTTTATCTTCATCATACTCATCACCAATATAACTAATTGCTGGTTTTCTCATCTCTTTAGCACTATTCCACGACACATTAAACGACATGCATCTAAATAATCATTGTGCACAGTTTCATCTTTGTTGAGATCCCAATCTATCATCTGTGCTGTTCGCATTGAAGTTATTAGTTTATCATATCTTTCATCAATTGCCAGCATTCCTTTAGTACATAAGTCAAACATGTTGAATAATAGTTTTCTGTGTTCTTGATCTACACCAAAATGTATGGGGTGAATTCTATCTCTCTTGCTAAATGCGTCCTGTTTTCGCCAGTTCATTGATTCACCAAACTTTATTTTTGCCTGGTTAACACTACCAGCATTAGAACCATCAACAAAGAAGTGAGTGTTTTGACCAAACTCCATGTAAATATCAAATAGTCTATCTGCTACTAATTGTGGAGTTGGTGGCATATCTCCGAAATCATCCATTCTAACTATTCTCAATACTTTGTTTTCTGTGTCCCATTCACCTACACAAATGACGGTTTTGCTGCTGTTATAACCATAATCAACTCCGATGGGATGATATGCAAAGTTGTTGGGTTGTTGTTTGTATTTCTGTGCTAAATTGGTGCAGAGTTCAATAAGTGTTGGGCTGAATACGTTACCTATCTTACCGAGATACTTAAGATTGTATTCCCTTTCAAAGTAGGGCTCACTTTTTTCCCTTTCAATAAACTTATCATCATAAATTTTTCCCAGCCCTCTCCTATAATCAAGAAAAATCTTATTGAAATATGATTTGCCGAATTTGTTTTCATGTTCGATTTTGTAGAACAGTCCATCAGGTCTATTGGGAGTAGATACCATGATGATTTGCCCCTTACTCTTTTCTTCATATGACTTGATGACGAATTCAAGTTCATTCTGCTCTATCAATTCAAAGAAATCACTTTCATCTATAAAAATATATGCTACATCTATATACCCTCTCATGGTTTTAACGTTACGTGAAGGGAATACTTTGATCCATGTCTTATTTATTATTAACTCTGTGAATTTAGATTCTAATCTAAGTAAAGGGTAGGCTCTATCAAATAGGTTCTCCAATCTTTCTTTTAATTTGTTGGCGAATTCTTCCTTAGTACCCGACACTATGAATATATTTTTAGAGTCAAGGTCATGGGTGGCGACAATCTTCCAAGTTAGATATCTCAATATGAGTTCTGTTACACCTATACCTCGACTTTTTTTAACCCATAAGTGGTTTTTACTTTCTAATCCATCGAATATTTCTTTCTCATAATCATACAGTGGGTGCTCTTCATCATTCTTTAATGGTAAACCGATCATATGGTTGAAACAACATGAATCTATTCCTTTTTTATTAATATCCCAGCAGTAGAAAGGTTTATCTATAAATTGTTGTAATACATTGGTGCTATCAGTGCTGTTGTTGTAGCCAAAACTTGAACTTGATTCATCCGTTTGGGGGTTGCGAAGATACCAGTCAACGCAATCCTCAAACTGTACTTTCTCTTGCCTCAATTGCCATCACTTTCTGATCAGGTAATGCTGGCTGGAATGTTAAACCATATTTTGATAACTTTGCCATTTGTGCCTGACATGTTGCCATAACTTTAATTGCTTCTAGTCTGTCTCTAGGTGATACATCTCTATCTTCTGATATTTTTTTTGCTATGAGATAACCATCTTCTAGTGTTTTGTGGAATTTGGCTTCTCTGTACCTTACACTATCTTTATTCTGTTGTTCGTGAAGTTTAACATCTTCCTTTTGTATTCTTTTTAGATATCTTGAAAATGTTCTTGGTGTTATTTGTAATTGGTGAATAATTACATCTGGTTTTAAATTGTCAACATCCATCAGTTTTCTAATTAATAATTTGTCTCTTTCAACTTCTTTTCTCGCCTTGTTTGGCATATACAAAGACAAATAAGGACAATTATAGAATGAGAACTAATTTATCTCTATTTTAGGATCTACTAATTCACACCAACATGAGTAGCAACCAACAAAATCACACTGATATATTTCCACTTCTCTTTTCATACAGTGTTCGCAAATTTCTTTTGCTATTCCATGTTCACGAGTGAGATATTGATACGTCTCACTAGTCATTTACTTTTTATCCTCTATGTACCATGAATTACTTTCGTCTTGTGGAATCATTTGCATATTACAATTAGGATTAATACATGTCATAATTCTATCACCTACAACTAAAGTAATCTTATTACATTTAGGACATTTTAATAAATCTGTCATTTACTTTTTATCCTCTATCTCTTCTCCTTTTTTCCCTACAATCCTTGCAATGAAGATAGTCTATTTCACATTTATATTGGTGACAAGCCAAACATAGGTAATTATTCATTTGGATCAACTATTGGCCGTTCTTGGTCATCAATCAATTTACTTTTATCTCTTATATCCAAAATCATCAGGTAATCCCTCTCTATCTAGTGAAACTTCATCCCAACCCTCATAGAAACATCTAGAACAATACCATTTATTATTAGACACACCATATTTACCATTTGGATTTATTTCTATATCGCATGAATTACATTTCATTTGCTTTGTATCCTCTTAGTATTCTATGTATAATACAATCACATTCTTTTTTCTCTATTTTGCCTTTGAATCCACAATTCAAACAATTTAATCCATCATATTCACTATCCAAATTAACACGTTTCACATTACTAGAAGCACATTTAGCACAAATCATTTACTTTTTATCCTCTTCTATTTTTAAAAGACCAAAACCTTCATGATTCTTTACTCTACAAGGACAATCTATTTTTGTGCTAAAAAATTTCTGATGTTTAAACTGATCAATTCTAATATCATGGCATTGTTTATGATTGCCTTTCTCACATTCTGAACATACTATTTTCACTAGCATTTACTTTTTATCCTCATTCATATGAAAAAACCACCAATTATGACATTCATGACAGAAATATACATTGCCGAACCCTCCTGTTAATGCATCAATACAATTTCTTAAATGATGTTTACAGTTTGGACATTTTAAATCATATAAACATTCAACTGGATAACTTTTGTAAAAATTCATTTACTTTTTACCTGATACAAACTACCATAAATCATTATTGCTAATCCTGCCAAGAATATTGATGCAGGAACCCATATTATTTCATACATCTTCTTTCTATCCTTCTACTACGTTTTATTTGTTTTATTGTTGCCAGTTTGATCATATCACCAGAACCACCATATTATATTCACTGTTGCTATTAATACTATTGCTGCCAATATGAATAGTTTTTCGAATTTACTTGACATCTTTGATTTTACATTTATCACATATGGGATAATTTGTTTGAACTCCAGGATAACTATTGATTGGTCTGCTGCAATAAACACATTTCATTGTTCATTCTTCAAGTTCCTTTTTTACTAATGCTATGAATCCTATTACTACTATTACGCCAAGTTGGCTAAAGAGTATTTCAAACATCATTATTTTAATTTATCCTCATTACATGGATAGCATTCACTGTTATAAAAATAGCAATATCTATTGCATTTTAGACATTTTCTAACATATAAATTCATGTTGGGTGTTCCTAATTCTTCCCTTCCTATTACTTGCATAGGAATATTTGAATAATTTGTTTATTAGGAATTAATTATCCCATTTCATATGACAAGAACGACATAGATATAACCAGTTTTTAAAATATCTATCATATTCTCCTGTTATGTTTGCTAAATCTAATTTTTTATCTTTATTACACATTTGACATAAATCTGGTTTAGATAAATGATTTCTAACCCATTCATGTAATGCATGATATCTCACTTTATCACCTTTCCATTGATTATTATTTTCACCTAGATTGATGTGTTTACCATACGTTGGTGCATTTTTTCCATTCCTCAATTGTCTAGATAAACTTAATTTTACTCTAGTCGCTTCTGTTGGATATTTACCTAGTTTAACTAATCGTTGTTTTAATTTTGTTTCTTCAGTATGTTTGCGCCCTAACCAACCATTAGAACCTTTAATGAATCTCCCTTTACTATCACGCACGTTTGCAAACAGGACATTCTCTATTATTAATATATCTATACGAATAAATATTGCATCTCTGGCACCGAACTATTCTAGGAAAGTTGATGTTTCTGGCATTGTTGATGTAGGTTTCTCCAACTTCTTCTTGCCAGATATTATATGAATCCAATTTTGGACCTTTTCTTTTTTGTCGTTGGTTTAGATTCTTCTTTCTTAAATCTAAATGGTTTATCTTCTTCTGGTTTGTATGCTGCACCTACTTTTTTATTCTCAACGTCTTTAACAAATTCCTGTTTATTGGTTTTGTTTTCTATTATTGTTGGAGCAATTCCATAATTAATTGCACGAATTGCAATACCTTGTCTTGGACTCTGTTCGTACCAAGGAATAATTCGAATGTTTGGGTTCTTTCTAGTTGCCTCCATTATCTCGGTTCGAATATCTTTAGTGATATAATCTTCAAATGGAAAATGTAGAAATATCTTTATGATGCCAGTGAATAATCCTTCTGTTGCCTTGATTGCTTGCTCCAACCATGTTGGTAAATCTTCATATTTATCTACTGGAACCACTTTCATATCATAGGTGTTTTTAAGTTCATGTTGCATAACTTTACTTTCTAATGAACCATCATCTAGTACAACGATTTTCTCTTCTTTGCTCATTTTACTAAACAATCCGTTAATAAACTGGACATGCTTCTTTGAAATGTTCTTTTTGAAAATTCACGTATTTGAACCATTGTTAAATTATCTGTCATAAATGCGCCATTATGATCTGATATGATTTTATCATCTTCCCAATATTGTGCTCTAATTACTATTTTATTGACCATTTTCTTCTATCACTTCCAAATCTTCCTCATCACATTCACAATCATCTATAATTTCACTACTCATGCTTGATCACTAAAATGCTGTGATTTCTCTAATCTTCTAGTTGCTGCATTCTTTAACATTCCATGCCTTTTTTCTGTTATGTCATTGGGATCAATGTCAACATTTTTTATTTTCTCTATATCTTCCTTAATTTCTGGTGTAATTCCAAAATATTTGTTACCATATTTTTCTTTAAACCATTGTTGTGGATCCTTAACATATTCTGTAACTGTGTTGTTTGCAAGTGTATCTATTGCGTTTGATAGACCATTGTTGAGAAGTGTTGTTTTTGCCTGGTGGAATAAGTCACCTGCAATTAAATCACGATATTCATCTGGTAGATATGGTCTGTTGAATTCGAATTGACAATTTGGACATGTAATATCTAGTTGTCCCACTGGTTCTATCAAAGTTTTATCTCCAATTTCTTCCCTAGTTGTTTCTCTTTTAACTTGTGTTCGAACTATTACAGGAATATGTTTTAGTATGTTGCCGTCTTCATCCTTGAATTCTTTGAAACCTAGTTTTAGTACTACCTTATTTGTGAGAACTGCGTTAACTTCACCACTGCCATGATTGCCAAAACTCATGAATTTGTCTTCTGCATTTCTCATCCAACCTGAATTGGTGTCTGAATATTTTTCATCTGTGATATTTCTAAGAATTGTTTTGGTTCCTTCACAGTGTTCTATCACAACTTTGGTTAATGGAATAAACACTTTTTCAAAATACTGTTCGAGTTCTTGTTTTGCCTTCCTGTCTACCTCATTTGTTGGTTTGAAATTGTAAACCTGTCTTTGTAGATCATAAAACATATCTGAAATAATTTTAAATTGTGTGCCTGCTTCACCTAATAAACCATGAACTTCTGATTGTCCTCTCAGGTGTTCAGGTGGTAGTTGTTTGCTGATTTTTTCAACCAGTTCAATTCCTTTCTTGGTTGCGTACTCCTGCAAATGTTTTATTCTATCATTGTCAATTGTTTTTCTAGATTTTCTGGTTCCAATTTCCTGTTCTAAAACTTCCTTCCTTTCTGCTGGTGACAGTTGATCTAGTTGTTTATCTGATAATGTTCTTGTTGCAAATTCTTCAACCTGATCAAAAACTGATTCTGTATCTTCTTCAAACTCTTGGTCTGAAAGGGGAGATCTCCCCTTTTCATATGCTCTTTTATGCTCAGGTTGTAATAATTTAATTGCGTCTTTTATTCCCTGTTCGGTTTCACCTTCATGTTTTAAACCTTCTCTAACTACCTGTGAAATATCTTCTAATGATTCTGCTGTTTTTCCATCAGGAAGAATTAATTTATTTTGTTGATATAATTCAACGCCAGTTCTTTCTATTTCTCTAACAATTTTAGAGCGTCTACCATACCATGAACGTTTACAAATAACATATTCTTTAATTAAATTATTGAGTTTGTCTTGTAATTCAGAAACTTCACTTTCTAACTGTTCCACACATAATTTTACTATTTTTTTTCTTAGGGAACTAATAAAAAGTGGTTGGCTTATACCAACCCCCCCTTAGAATGTCCCTTTGATAGGAAAAAAAGCACTCCAAGTTAGTATATAAGGAAAATGTATTTATACTATACTTTTTAATACACATAGGTTTATAACATTTGTATGCGAAATACTCATGAAGTGAAAGATTTAGAAAAATTAATTTTTGAAAAACTTGACATACTACAAAATGGTGAAACTAAGGTAGAGAAGAGAAAGGCAAGAACTGAAATAATTAGGTTAGAGAAACTAATTAAAGATGTTAATTATAAGAATTTGAATGGACATGTTTATCCTGAGAGAATGTATCATTCAGATGATAAACCAATGAATAAGGAAGAGATATTCAAGTTGATTGATAGTGTTGAAAATGTTGATAATAGATTCAATTATGTGATAGAAGATATAGATATTACTGGTGTTTTTGTGGAAAAATAGTTTCAAACTTCAAACCATTGTCTCTATAAACTAATTCAGCAGTAGCATTAAATTGTGTTGCTGCCAACTTTATTCTTTCTATTTCTTCCTTGTGTAAATATTTTTTCCTTCTTTTGCATTGAACAAAGACTGGAGTTTTTGTATAGATAACATCAACCGATCTAAGTACTCCTCTTTGAGCCATTGAGGGAATTCTAATTGCAAATATTCCTTGTTCTCTGAGAAAGAGTACTGTATCCCGTTCAAGACGGTAACCAATACGTCTAGCACTTCTGCCTCCTTTTGATCTGTCAAATTTTTTTCTACCCATATGTTACAAAGTCCGAGTCTCTAAATATTCTTTTTCTTTCATTACTCCAACCACATTTTGAACACTTTATGATAACTTCCTTTTGATCTAGATATAATTTACCTTTACAATTAGGACATTTCAAGGATTGGTGTCCACCATTCTGAATTTCTTTAACATATTCATTGCCTGAATTCTTAGTTTCATTCTGTCACAATCATCTGTATTTCTGTAATGCTGTGTCCATTTTTCCAGATCTGATAAAAATGCTGGTACTGCCTGAAAATTAGGATCTTCCCAATTTTCTAGTTTGTAAGTGTCATTACCAGAACCATGTGCTTTAATATATTCAAGAATTGCTTCCCTTGCTGTCTCTCCTTTACCTTTTCTTTCTCTCCATCTGATCTCTTCAAATGCTGCCAACTCTTCAGGATCTAAATAAATTGTGACCATTTCCCTTCCTTCTTTCCAGATCTTATTCCTTCCCAATTACTTACTTACTTACTTACATTATTTATTTAAAGTTTATTATTATTATACAGGAAAAAAGTGGAGTGGAAATGAAGGGGTTATTTGGTGAATAGTTTTTGTTTTAGTTTTCGTGTATTGATTTCTTGGTCTATCATTTCCAGCATTTCATCAGTCCATAATTTGTTCAGAATCAAATCATTTTCTAATGCCAATAATGTTGTATCATTTAGTGCACTCTTGATCATTCCTAATCTATAGTCTTTTGAATCATTGATCATTTTGTCTGTATATTGAAGTTCACCTTTACTCAATGCCCTATCAGTTACTTTGAATAATAGTTT